CTATCTCTTTATCTATCTCTCTCTCCTCATTCATTAACCTCTCTCTCTCTCTCTTTCCTCCTTCTAACACACCCACATACTCCTCCCTCTCTACCAACACTCTCACTATCTCTTCTATCTTCTCTCTGTCCGTTATTGCTCTTGGTTTGTAATTTTTTCTTCTTCTCGCCTCTTCAATTAAGTTCGCTTCTTCTCTTTTTTCCAAATATTCCAAAATCTTATCAAAATTCTTCCAATTTATCTTCTCATTTTCATCAATTATATAAAACCCCTTCTTGGAAGCATTTTCAGTGTAAGCCGCCATTATCATTTGTAATCCATTCGTGCGAATATTAAGAGACGGAATCTTAGGCAAAAAATCATTCCCCATCAAAAAACACAAAACCGCATAATCATGAATTCTCCTATGTAAATTTGCCATATCATTTCCAAATCCCATGTCAATACATATTGACACACACAATTCAGAAATATTTAAAACATATGCTTCGCCTGCGTTAAGATCCGCATTGAGACTTTTAGCAAACTCCGGCGCCTCACGATAAACAAACAAATTAGCCTTGTCCGAATGAAAAATAGACAACATGAGCAAGTCCGCGTCCAATCCATATATAATAGTATTTGATGTCCGATGTTTTTCCGGATGATCACGAATGTATTGAAAAATCTTATGTTCGCCTTCGCCCCTCTCATCTGCCGCCGACACAATGACTTTTGAAAATGATCTGAAATAGTCATTTACATATTTAGACAAATATTTCATAAAAGCAGTGCCAGGAGTTATTTGTAATGTGCTGAAAACCGGTTTTCCAAATATTTTTTCCATCAACGCAGATTTATATCTGCGCGACTGTTGCTGCTGCATTTTCCCAAGAGGAGCTATTCCATCAAATGCCGCATAAACAGTATCAGATGGACCCACCTCATTAATATATCGTTCTATGCGAACGCAAACCGCGTGTGAAATCAAATGGTAATTGTCTTCTAATACCGGTTTGAGTTCAGCTTTCTTCTCAAGATCTCGCAGGCAGTCATAAATAATAGAATTACAGTCCATGTAGAGATTGTTTACATGAGTGGTTTCTTTGAATTTTAAAAAAGATTTAAGAACTTTCATATGATTACGAATAATATGAGAAAAGTAGGCAGGAATTCCCATTATGAAAGTTGAATATAAATATTATTAAAAAGCATCTAATAACATTTATGCGAATGAAATGAAAATGGCATGAAGACCAAATAAAATATGAATGTAAAATATAAAATGGACATTCTCAATTTCATGTTATGGATTTACAAAATACTTCCATTTATTCTAGTTTCTTATTTTATTATATCTTCATTTTTGGGAAATGATTTTTCAGGATTTCTAGTGTTTTTGGGAATATTATTGTCTTCTTTTGTGACATTTATTATAGGGGAGATTCCATCAATTCGCGCAATGTTAGAAAAATCACTAGGAACTCCAGGCGACAATAATTATGTCAATAAAATAAATGAATACAAGATATTAAAATTTGGCGAAAGTGGAAATCCATACACACTTTTCCCATTAGGAACCAACACATTCAGTTTTATTCTCGGGTATTTCTTGATGGTATTGAGTATGCGTGGCCGCAAATCGTCAAAACAATTCAGTGAAAATTGGCTGTTAATATCAGTTTTATCAGCACTATTGGCATTTGACATTAGCACAAATTCCAAATATATTGGAGGCTTAGTTATATTTCCAGTTGGGATCGGACTAATAATGGGAGCAATCTGGGCAATTATGATTGGAAAAAAAAATCACATGATTCCAAAGAAGGCGACCACAAAATGTAGCATGAACACGTCAAAAAAATACAAATGTGTTTTAAATAAAAACGGAACCATATTGAAATAATTATGGTTCACAGTATCCGTAAAACTCATTAAACCAGTTTTGAATATTAATTGCCAGCTTAGATCGCAACATGTCATCTGCCAATAATTTCATACTTCTATGCCGATCTTTATAATAATGCATAAATTCGCGAGCCACATCAATCGTATTAAAATTGGCATAGGTCGCGTCCAATTCTGATTTATTCATGGGTTTGTAATTCTTTCTGGCATTAACAGAATTATGAAATGTAAAAAGCATATCTTTCAAATCTTCTTTGGTTTGAATGTTATTAAAATTCATGGCATTCATATATTGAGTGGCGTGTTGAGCACATACTGGGCAAGGCAGGGTAGTACATATAGAATAAATAGTATCAAGAAGTTCTTTGCGGACCTGTTTAAAATGTTCGGGTTTAATTTTATGAGCAATGACATGAAAGAATTTCCAAGTGGGCCATCCCCATTTCACCTTTTGTCTGTTTGATTCAGCAAATGTTTTCACGAGAGGTTGTTGTGGCTGCGATAGAGATTGTTGCCGTTGATTCGGAAAAATTCTAGATTGAAATGTCATCATTTGGATAGGTTTTTGATTAGGGATATTTTTCAAGCTATTCATGTAAGCAGAATTATTTTTATTTACCATGCTAAACATTTGAAATCACAAATATATATATTTAAGAAGAAAATGATTGTGAGATAGAGAACACACAAAATCAATATAAAAATAACAGCAAATATATATAAATGGCAAATAAATCAGTATTGATACAAAATATTCGTGATTGGATAGCAATGGACAATGAGATTCGCGAATTAAATAAGGAATTAAGATTAAGAAAATCCAAACAGAAGAAAATATCGGAAACCCTTTTGACAACGATGAAAGAGAATCAAATAGATGAATTTGACATAACTGGTGGAAAAATTATGTATAACAAATCAACTGTGAAGAAGCCAATAACAAAAAAAAATTTGATGGGAATCCTATCAAAATATTACAAAGGTGATATTTCACAGGCGATAGAGATGAATAGCTTCATAATGAATAATCGTGATGAAGTTACTAAAGAAACAATTTCCAGGAAGATTGATAAGCCTTATGTTTAAACACTAACACCTAATCCATATTTGGGAATTGTATATTCGCCATTTACAATTTTACATTTTGCGATGATTTCGGGATCAACTTTGCCCTCAAGGATGTCGGAGGTTTTATAGACATTCATAAATTTATCAATATAATAGACTAGCCCCATAATATTTTTGGCGATGACGTCTACAGGTTTTGTACAAACGGTGCATTCATCTTCAGCTAATCCGTGAGGCGCGCCTTTGGCATGAGTTCCACAGAATTCGCAGCCGTCCTTGCGCTTCCTGGTACATTGTTCATTATTGGCCCGCTTGGCACTACAGCGATTCTGCATCGGAATACAGTTCTTGACGCGTTTTCTTTTAGACAGATCATCTTTACTGAAGGTGAGTCTTTCGTATTCATAGACAAATTCAAGGAGATCATTGATTTTGGACTTTTCATCAAATCCGAGTTCAATGATTTTTTCGCGGACGGCGTCTTTGAAACCGGTGAAATATTGTTCAGACTTTAGGTTGAGTTTCTTTTCCATATTTGCGATTGTATTTTGTTTGCTGATAAAGTAAGCGTCAAACTTTCAATCAATTTTTCAAACTAAATATTTGAAAACGGCATGAAGAGATTTTATTTGGGATTGTCATTAAAAAAATTATAGAGAAGGTTATCTGAGTTATGATTTTTTACATCTCCATCAATGAGGACAATACTTTCATAAATTTTGCGCAAAACATCAGTGGGAGCGGTGGATCCAACTTTAATGAAACCTTTGTTTAATAAAAATTTGCGAATTTCCGAGATGGGTTTTTGTTTAATCATGAAAGATTTGGTGGTGACATTATTGCGAATTGTGCGATTGGGCAATAGAACGCCGACTCTGGGTTTATATTTGTCTTTTCCGAGATAAAAGGTCCTTCGCAATAGTTTTCTAATCTTTTTCTGAACCAATTTTGGTTTGGGTTTTTCGGCTTCTTTCTTTTGTTCGTGTAGTTTGCGCATAAGTTCCATTTCCTCGGGACTTTTAATTCGGCCTACACTTTGTGAAAGGTTGTTGCCTACATTTTGTGAAAGGTTATTGCCTACACTATGTGAAAGGTTATTGCCTACATTTTGTGAAAGAGAACTAACTATGGGTTGCGTTGTTCCGTTAGAAAAATTTACTGGTATTAAATTTGACAAATTTTTGTCTACATTAGTGTGGGACTGAATTGATCCTCCTCCTCCAACATTTTTGACAGTGGTATTATGAAGAGATCTGTAAGTGGGCAACGAGCCATTTTTCAAGCAGCCATATGTAGGTGATTGGAATACCTGTTTGGGCATGGGTTCGCCTCCTTGTAAGATTGGTGACTTAAATACATTGTCTAATTGAATGCGAGGAATTGCCACGGGTTTAAAAAAGTCATTATTCCTAAGGGTTTGATTGAGTGGGTTGATAGATGGTTTGGGTCTAGAATCTACAATTTGATTCATAAAACTCACAGACTTTTCAAAATCGGATTCAAACTGATCAACTTCTTTAGATTTTTTTGGAACTTCTCTATTGTCTTCATTTGAAAACAGAGATTTGTATTGTTTTTCTTGATTTTCGCGAATCTTTTTGAGGATCTGGTTGCGCCGCGTTTTATCTGAAATAGGTTTTACAGATTTAATTTTAAGAGGTTTATCAGGTCTTGGTTTTTTTTTCCTAGTAAATGAATCCGGATTAAAAATATGCGGATTAATAAATATCTTTTTTTTTTCTCCGCCTTCAGACATAGATTATAATGCTATATAATCTATGTTACAACATGTTATTTTAGTTGAAACGATTGCGTTTGTGAAAATATAAATTTGTGAATTGTGTTTCATTAAGAACAAGAAACCCCCAAATAAAAATTGCTAAAGATCAGTGTGAAAAATGAACGTCACTCTCATCTTTATTTTTTCCATGACAAAAATAAATAAAATTTATGTAAATTGTGTTTCATGTCCTACAAAAATGTAAATGATAATTTCTTCATTTTTACAAAAGTATTGACATAAGTTTGTAAAAGTTATGTTTATTCAAGATTTTAAGTTTGGGGAATCACTTACTGTGGGCAGATCAACAACACTGCTAGCCACAAATATTTTATCAACAAATATTGTAAATAACAGTTCTCCACTAATACTACCTCAACCTGGATCAGGAACATATAATTACTACATGGCATCATTATGCGTAGGAAATAATACAAATATTAATTTAAGTGGCAGTGCTTTGGACAAACCCGGTGTTGGGACATTTTATTATACAATTTGGATGCAATCTGACAAATCTGGGTCGTTTCCTGAAATGGCGGCATCACTTATAGTTTTGAAAGTTGCTTAGAATCTTTTTTAATTATTGTGAATGTTGATATAATCTGTATATCAACATGTTTGTTAGAACTAAAATTATCTCCGAGTATGACGACGCCTTTTGGTCTTTCTGTTTTTCTTAGACCTTTTCTTGGATTTTCGTTTTGCGCCTCCAGTTTTTTTAATTTCAAGTCCCATTATTTGTCTAATTATGTCTTTATAAGGTATTGGTGGTACTTTTTGTTTTCCTTCTTTAACATAATCATAAGCCTGACACATTTTTTGTAATAACTTTTTTTGGGGTTTTTTTATTTCTAGAGCCGCATGGTTATATGGATTTAGTAAAATTAATGCATAAACGAATTCAGCAAAACTATTAGCAAAACTATCATCATCTAATTTATCAATAAAATTAGGATCATTAATCGTTTCGCTAATGATTCTTACAATTGTAGTTGCATCAGCATACTCCATAAGGGCCGGATATTTTTTTTCTTTCTCAGTGGCGTTGATATAATATACATGTTCTACCGTCCCTTCATCATCTTCATCATCTTCATCAAAAGAGTAAATATATTTATGATACCGATATTTTGTGCCATTAGTCTCGTATAATATTCTTGGAAAGTTTTTTATAGTTAAAAAATCTTTTGCGTGTGTATGTTTATATTTATCCACAATTGCTTCAAACCTTTTTATTAATTTATCTGGACAACTGCTGATTTCTTGAATTTCCGGATCGGGTTCAGACAACGTTTCTTGAATTTCCGGATCGGGTTCAGGTTCAGGTTCATAAAAATTAGCTTCAGGTTTGGGTTTAAATCTTTTTGCAATATTGGATCCAATATTACCAAACCAACTTTCTTGTTTTTCAACTGACATTTCAATATATATACTAAATATATAAAGATTCCGCGATGCGTTTCCGTTCTCTTTTATCTATTTCAGCCGTGGAGGATTTACTTTTCATAAACATGTCATAACCGGCATTCAAATCGGCCATTCCAATCTGGCATTTGACATCCGGCATCTTACCATACATTCGGCGGCTATGCGCAATCTTTGTTTTGAACAGAAGCGTGTCCACATCTCTTCCAAGCCCCGATAGAGAATCGTGTTTTTTCTTAAACCAATCTTCACCATTTTTAATCAGATCTGCGTCCATAGTCCAGCCTTCAGTTTTGGAAACCTTAAGTTGGAAAATTTGCCACAAATCCTTATGCGTATAATTGTCTATTTTAAACCTCCAAACAAACCTAGATTCCAGCCCTTGATTCAAAGCAAAGAAATTATTCTCCAATTCTTTTTCGTACCCTGCAATAATAAACATGAGATTATCTCTATTGTCGCTTAAAGCTTCGCACAAGGTATCCGCACATTCTTTGGAGAAACTATCAGAACCCTCTTTATGACCCAGTGAATAAGCCTCGTCCAAGAAAATCACGCCGCCTAAACATTCATTAATAACCGCCTTTGTCTTAATGGCAGTCTGCCCCAAATACCCCGCAACTAAATCCGTGCGAGTGATTTTTTTAAAGGCGGTGACACCCGTTTTTTTATCAGATTCTGTAGAAGACGGTTTCGGTTTTTTAATGACACCCATTTTGGAATACATGCGTCCAATTATTTTGGCAATTTCGGTTTTGCCGGATCCGGGTGGGCCATACAATACAATATGTTTATAATCATCTGCGGAGCCGTGTAGATGGAATCCCTGTAAATAATAGAGAAGTTGATCCATGATGGCGCATTTAAGATTAGAGATGCCGACCATAGAATTGAGTTCTTTCAATTCCGGACAAATAGCATTGAGAAGCTTAAGATCAACATTATATTTTGAGTCGGTTTTCAACGGAAATTTGTCAACGATTGAAATGAGATCCGATAGAGAATTCAAAGAAAAGTCAATTTGAATTATAGGTTTATTGTCATCAGTTTTAACATCTATTTCAACCTCGTGATTTTTTTGCCAGGCATCATAAGCAGAATTAAAATTTGTGGCGTCAACACCTTTAACTCCGTGGTTGTTGTTATTAAAATTGTAGGAGGTGAGACTGATAATGTGGAAGAGATCAGAATGGGACAAATAATTTTTTTGACGATAGTTATTCATGAAAGAAACGAAGGACGCGCATTTTTCAGAGGAAATGGGTTCAGTGTTTTTTTTCATGAGCGATAGAGAAACTATATATTATATTTTTATATAATTTATATTGTAGCAGTTTTAATTAAATTACAATAGCAATAAAATATAAGCAAATAATATAATACAATGAGCAAAAGATTCTCGGGGACGCCGAAACGTAAAGAAGGATCCAATTTGGGTCCTTTGAATGATTTTTTTAACAATTTAAAAGGACATAGTAAAATGTCTTTGACGCCATTTTTAAAGGCAAATGGAGCATCTGGTATAAATGATTTGCCAAAATTGTCATTAGAAAATTATTTGTCAATTTATTCAAGTTTGCCTGCGAATGAAAAAAAAGAATTTAAAAAACAATATTTAAAAGCGTTTGAAGACGATGGTGTATTATTTCAAAAATTACCGACTAGTTCAAAGTCTAAGAAAGGAGGCAGAAAACTCCAAAGACGCACTCGCAAAAACATTTAGGAAAGCACTATTTAAATTATTGATAAAACAATGATTTAAAACAATTTAAAAAATTGATCAGTTTGAATGATTAGTAAGAGAATGCAAACACAACCAACTGAATTGAAAATGTTAGCAACTGAATTATCAAACATCAAACCCAAGAGAGCTTATAAGAAGAAGCCCAAGGAAATATTAAAGAATGAAGAGACTAAATGTCTAGAAGAAATCGTAATTAAAGAAACTGAAATAGAAAAAGAGATCAAGAACATGATTGTTGAAAATCAAATAAATCCTGAAATGGATGTATTGGGACACATAGAAAATTACAACACGGAGGCATTCAAGATTATAGAATCATATTTTAGCGGCCAGCATTCATCTAGACTAGTTCGTCATCAATTGGAATCATACAACCATTTTGTGAATTACGACATGAAGCGCACAATAGAGATGTTTAATCCAGTCATGATAAGATCCGACAAAGATTACATAGCCAAAAAGGAGGCACACACATTAGAGATTAAAATCCTATTTGAGAATTTGAAGATTTATCCTCCTCAGATCTATGAGAACAACGGCGCGACAAAGACCATGTTGCCGATGGAGGCCAAGGTGCGCAATTTCACATATGCGTCCAACATGACCATTGACGCACGCATTGAATACATTGTGAGAGACACCGAGAACATGGATCAGCCGCGAAGTATACACAAACTGATTCCTAAGATCAGTATTGGAAAGATGCCGATCATGGTAAAATCGTCCATCTGCGTTTTAACACAAAACAATCATATAAATCCTGTATCCGTCGGCGAATGCGCGTTTGACCACGGCGGGTATTTTATAATCAAGGGATCAGAGAAAACCGTATTACAACAAGAGCGCGCGGCGCAAAACGTCGTGTATTGCTACGACGGCAAGAACGCATCAAAGTGTATTTGGTATGCCGAAATCAAATCGGTTCCTGATTACAAATGTATATCACCAAAGCAAGTTGAAATAGAAGTGGCAAGCAAGAACAATGGTTACGGACATCCGCTGAAAATAGTGATCCCTCGCGTCAGAGAATCCATTGACCTCTTTGTGCTATTTCGCGCATTGGGTGTGACATCGGATCGCGAAATCTGCTCCTACATATTGCTAGATGAGAAAAACGAGAGACACGCGGATTTATTAGAATATTTGAACGCATCTATTATTGAGGCGAACAAGTATATGTCAAAGGAGGATGCGCTGAAGCACATAACGTCATATGTGGCCTATACTCCAATGAATATGGACAAGGAGACTGGATCAAGGAAGAAACGCGATTTCGCGGTAGAGGTTTTAAATAATGATTTATTTCCTCATTGTCAGACGCTTAAGCAGAAGTTGTATTTCTTGGGATACATGACAAACCGATTAATACAAACCGCATTGGGATGGATGCCCCCGAGCGATCGCGATTCCTATGTCAACAAGAGAATAGACATGACCGGAACATTATTGAACAACTTGTTCCGAAACTATTTCAACAAGCTTGTTAAAGAAATGCAGAAGAATATATTAAAGGAAGTGAACAGCGGATCATGGAAGTCCAGCGATGATTATGAAAATATCATAAACATGGCAAACATATGTAAGTTGATCAAATCCACCACAATAGAGACCGGCATTAACCGCGCACTGTCAACCGGCGATTTCAGCATCAAGCACAGCAATAGCAGCAAGGTCGGCGTTGCCCAAGTGGTGAACCGTTTGACGACGGCTGCCACCCTGAGTCATATGCGCAGAGTAAATACACCCATAGACAAGAGCGGCGAATTAATAGATCCAAGAAAGTTACACGGCACAACCTGGGGATTCTTATGTCCTGCGGAAACTCCAGAAGGCCAGTCCATTGGATTAGTCAAGAATATTAGTCAATTGACACATTTAACAATTGCCACGAACAGCGCGTCGTTGTATACTTATGTGGCTCCTCATGTATTAGCTGTCAATGACGCCTCGCCAATCAGCACATTTGATAAAGTCAAAGTCTTTGTAAATGGTTGTTGGGTGGGCGTAACGGACGAGCCGATGGAATTGTACAATGAAATGAAGGAGAAGAAGTACAAGGGAATCATCAACATTTACACATCCATTGTATTTGATTGTAAGATGATGGAGATCCGGATATGTAATGACGGCGGCAGGATGACGAGACCTTTGTTGAGAGTCAATCAAAAAACTAGACAAGCCTTGATCACACCCGAAATTATAAGTGGATTAAATGACGGAGAATTGTCTTGGAACGATTTGCTTACCAATTGCCGATTAGAGACATCAGTGATAGAGTATATTGATCCGGACGAGCAAAACATGGCATTGATCGCATTGAAGTCCAAGGATTCATATGTTCAACGAAATATGAAATTGCCATTTACGCATTGCGAGATACATCCGAGCACCATTTTTGGAGTATTGGCATCATGTATTCCATTCCCTGAGCACAACCAGGCGCCCAGAAACACATATCAATCGGCACAGGGCAAACAAGCCATGGGAATGTATGCTACCAACTTTGACCAGCGATTTGACAAGACAGCCTATGTTTTAACATATCCTTCAAGACCTCTCGTGGATACCCGATTGATGAATTGGTTGGATTTGGTTAAGATTCCTTCTGGACAACAGATTCATGTGGCAATCATGTCACACACCGGTTACAATCAGGAGGACAGTGTATTGATCAACAAGGGATCTATTGATCGCGGCATGTTCTTAACCACGATTTATCACACGGAGAAGGATGAGGATAAGAATATCACAAGATTTGTAAGTAGATGTCGTCCCGATCCTACAAAGACGAAGGGAGTCAAATACGGAAATTACGACAAGATTGGTAGCGACGGATTTGTGGCGGAGAACACAATGATCAATGACCGCGACGTGATAATGGCGAAGGTGGTTCATATCAAGGAAAACCGCAATGATCCGACAAAAGTAATCAAGTTTGAGGACCAGAGCAAGTGTTATAGAACAACCGAGGAGACATATATTGACAAGAATTATGTAGGAAGAAACGGTGAAGGATATAACACCGCCAAAGTCCGCGCTCGTATATTCAGAAAGCCTGTTTTTGGAGATAAATTCAGCTCTAGACATGGGCAGAAGGGCACAGTGGGAAATATAATTCCTGAGTGCGACATGCCTTATACTAAAAACGGATTGAGACCGGACATAATTATAAACCCTCATGCGATCCCTTCCAGAATGACGATTGGACAATTGAAGGAGACGATTCTAGGAAAGGTATTAATAGAATTAGGAATGTTTGGAGATGGCACTAGTTTTGGCGATTTGGATGTAAAGACGATTGCTGCGGAATTACAAAAGGTGGGGTATGAGAGTTATGGAAACGAAGTCATGTACAATGGACTGACGGGAGAACAGTTTGAGACCAATGTGTTTATAGGACCGGTGTTTTACCAGAGACTTAAGCACATGGTGAATGACAAGCAGCATAGTAGATCAATCGGACCGATGGTGAATTTGACCAGACAACCGGCCGAAGGCCGAGCTCGTGATGGTGGATTCCGCATGGGTGAAATGGAGAAGGACGGTCTATTGGCACACGGTGTGAGCCGATTTTGCCGAGAAAGATTGTACGATGTCTCGGATAAATACAGTGTTCATGTTTGTAAAAAGTGCGGAATGATCGCGCAGTACAATGATAAGGGATTCGCGATGCAGAAATCCAATTTCACAGTACATCAATGCGCAATATGTAATAACACAACAGACTTCTCATATGTGGAGATACCTTATGCTTTCAAACTGTTAGCACACGAATTACAGACAATCAATTGCGTGCCGAGGTTGCTTACTGAGTAAAAGGTGAATAATAATGACAATCAATCAACAAATGTTTTTTTATTTGACAAAAAAACTACTTAGAGAAAATATGAATAATATATTGGGTGCCTCTTTAGCTCAGTGGTAGAGCATTTCACTTGTAATGAAAAGGTCTTGGGTTCAATCCCCAAAGGAGGCTTGGTATTTTTATATTTGCGTGAATATAAAAATAAATGAAAATGACATATGGAATTTGCGAATAATATAGTATAGCAATGATGGATAAAGTAGCAATATTTATTGGATTCGCGTCGGCATTTTTAATAGGATTAAACATATGTGTAATGATTCAAAAATTAAGAAATAAATAATTAAGCAATAGTCAGTTTAAGTTTAAGATCCACATATTCGGTTTGTTTATTGTATAACTCTGCGTTGAAATTTTCAAATTTGCCTGAATTAATTTCATTGGCGCATTCCAGATATTTCATGAAGTCTTTACCAAGATTTCTAAGTTCATTTTGCTTATCTGCTGGGTTCTCTATCGCATCCACAAATTCCTTAATATTCAAATAATATCGCTTGTTTTCCAAAGAAAACACATCGTAGGAAGAATCAATTAATGCTTCATCGGCTAAAATAATGAGATGAACCCGGACTCCCTCATCCGAGGTGACAATGGCGGGATAGACCTCTATTTTTTTATCAGTATACGTTTTTTTCAAATAGTCGCTCATACATTTTGCGTTGGTGGCGCAAGCGCCTTTTATTTTATAGAAATGTTGAAAATTCATCATTTGTAAAACAATATTTTCCATTATAGAAAGACACAACCACAAATATTATGGAATCTTAGCGCATCTAATATCCTATGTTTCCGTTGTCAACTATGCCGCGGTAACTCTATTTGCTGCGCCATGTTCCATATAAATTCGGAAACCAATATCCACAACCACACACATTATATTATTTATAATTAAAATACTGGAATGATAATCATCTTCTATGACGACCAAAGTATAAATCATTGTTCCGAATAACACTGATTGAAAGACATAGCTATAAACCAATAATGTTTCTATTTTGTCAAGATTATTCTTTGAATATACCAGAATTAAATAATTGAAGAAAATTTTCAAAATATAGAACAATATTAATACTTGAAACATGTCATTTTTATTTCCAGCGACGTTGCTTTTAGCCGCAAATATATTAACACAATTCATGATTGAGTTTGACAAAAGGTGAAACAACATTATATGCGCAAATGTTCGGATTTGTATTTGTGCGTTTTCTATTTCTGCGCGAGAATTTCTCATAAGGATTGGGTATAGCAGTTGATAAAAACTTTTACAATGAGGGCAAAAGTTCTTATTTTGGCCGGAATTTAATAATAATAATATACAGCCGATATGATAAGCCGAATTGGCGCATTCACATGGAAGTTTTACGATGTCTTCTAGTTTAACAAGTTTATTAAGTTCCAAATCTATGGATTCCAGACATATTAAGCATTCTTTGTCTTTTAAAAAATCCTTGTCGGGTTTTTTAAACTTTTTCAAAATTTCCATTCAATACTGGTATTCAACATGTCAAAACCATATATGAATTTGTAAATTATATATTCAAATGTTTGCTAGATCTTTTCACAAAATTGTAAAAATCCCTATACAAATGAAGAGACGTTTCTCCAATAAATGTGGAATAGACGAAATAAAAAAGGATTTGAATATAGCCAAGTATGACATAGACACATTGAATTATTTGACTTATGTGAATATATTTATTTCGCTGCTTACGTTGTTTACAAAATAGATTTGGAAATTTGGAGATTATATTATTTTAATAAGTCAATACGGTTAATAAGGTTTGCCCAAATTGTTTGCGTTTCATTTAATTCTTTAATCTGAGTATTTAATTGTTCAATCTGCGTATTTAATGGTGCAAGCTGCGGACTTAATTGTGCAAGCTGCGTATTTAATTGTGCAATATCCGCATTTGATAGTCCAAGCTCCTCATTTAATTGTGTAATCTGATCAATTAATTGTTTTCGTTGCCACACATATAATGTTGGAAGCTGCTTATTTAATTCTTGACGGTAATCAGTTAATTGTTTTCGCCGCGCATCTAATTGTTCAATCTGCGCATTTGATTGTGCAAGCTCCGCATATAATTGTTGTCGCCGCTCATCTAATTGTGCAAGCTCCGCATTTAATTGTTCAAGATCCGCATTTAATTTTTTCCCTAATTTTTCCAAATAATCAAAAAAACTTTTATATTCGTCTGATTTTATTTCTTCAAATTCTTCGTCTGTCAATTTGATATCCTGAAGATTTTCAAATATTGACGCCAATGATTTTTTGCATCTATCTATTTTAGAATTAATTTCTTTTATTGGCACATTAAAATGTTTTTTTAAATGAATAAAATTATAATTTGAAATAATATTATCAATTGCCACATAAATTAACATTAATGAATCTTTCAAAGGCACAATATGATGAGGTTCCAAATCCTCTAATTTAAAAGCCATCAGGATATTAATTTGCGTTTTAATTGTTTCGTATTCATGATCATTTAATTGATTCAATGTGTATACATTTCCATCTGAACCTTTAGTAGTAGTAATTGTTCCATTTGGACCAAAATGACATATTTCTAACCGTCCCCCCCTCATAAGTTTTTTTAATTTTTTTTTTGATTTGTTCTGTTTAACTCCTCTTTTTTTTGACCGCGGTCTTTTTCTAAATGTGTTGCCACGCATTTCTATATATTAATGTGCAATAAAAATGGATCCCAAAAGAAACATTAAATTCCATGATTTATACTCCCTTAAACACAGGCAATAAATACTTATCAAAGTCCTTATCCGTTTTTTCCGGATGAAACAAATACCCTATCCATTTATTAGTGGTGGCGATATTAATTGTATCGGCACTTCTGCTCATAACCGTCCATTTCTTCGGCAATTCCTTAATCCTATCATGATAATTAAAATAAACACCATCTCTATTGCCATCAAGATCAATTTGTCTAATTCCATTCACCAATCGGCCTTCCTCTATCTTGCCGCCGGATTTGTGCGCCAGCAGCTGAAATCCAAAACAGGTGCCTACAATTTTTATTCTTTTTCTCATCAAAATATCAATTAAAGGAAATTCGTCGCCATCTCTCAAAATGCGTTTGGCGGATCCGCATAAAAACACCAAGTCCACTTTTTCTTTATTGGTCAAAAGAAAGGTTTCTAAATCAAAATAATAAACACATGCGAATTGGATACCGTGTTTTGTCATTCGTTTGATAAGAGTTTTTTGCAATTCTTCTTTCAAATACCATTCGTCAAAGTAAATTACAAGTATCATTATACAATACATGAGAAAAATTGACTTTGAAAATCGTGACCGATGCCACATCAAAAATATAAAATGTACAAATTAATCGCAATCGCAATCATCTGTTTATTCTTGGCCGCAAACGCCAATAGAAACCTTTTAATAGAATATAAATTCACCCTTGATAATGAAGGGTGGGAAATCGTAGGAAACAAGTTGCTTCACGATCCAAGCGATCACGCCCGACACAACATCAAGGACATGTCTCAATACATAACCGGCAAGGACGATTTGATAAACGTGGATTACAAATTCAAAGACGACAAGAATCTGTGGTATTTCAAATCGCCGGCGATAGAGAATGTGTTTTTGGATCCGAAAAAGAGATATTTTATATCATTCACGATGACAAGTTTCATGGGTGATTTCACAAAAATCAATAAAAATGTCAAAGACGCGGCAATTATAATAAAAACGGACAAAGGCGATGTCAAAATAAAATTCCCTCAAGATTATGATGGAAAAACACAGAAAATCATGATGCCGATAGAGGAAAAGAACAGACATGTGGAATCAATTATGATTCTGGGAGATTGGACGCGGGGAATAGAGATGTTGGGGTTGGACGACGTGAAAATAATATCATATGAATAAATTTGGAATTCATATAATAAATTTTATTTTGGTTTTTTTCTTAGTATTTAATCAAATACCGCAAAACTACATAAGGTTGCATATTGTTGTGGGGTAATCCACCACCAATAGAATCAATATTTAAAGCAACAGGTCTTTCAAATAAATTCATTTCAGTTGTTGAATTATCAAGACCACTTGTGCTGCTTGCAGTATTAGCTCCAGTAACTGTTGCCAAACCTAAATTATTTGAACTATTATTAGTATGACTATGATTCGGCATTTGCGCCACCGTGAGCGTATGCGTCTCCGAACCGGAAATATCAGCCAAAGTGCGAGGTGTTAATCCGGTGCCAGATCCTAATCCAACACCAACGCGGCCTTGCATGTCAGGAATTTTGAAAATTTCACCGGATATGCCAACTGTGCTATAAGTGTATCCAATTGCCAAAAACAAATCATAATAAACGGATCCAATTGCGCCTTTAGCCAATATTTGTCCATTACAGTCAAGCCATCCGCCTGGTTCGGTTACGGAAGCAGACATGATAATAGTTCCGGCGGGAATAAGAACAAACTTGTCCAAATAATAGTTTCCGGTGGCGTAAAAATTGGTAGAGTGTAAATCTTTGCCAACAGATAAATCACCGCGCACATACGCATCTCTCTCAACATAGAGATCACCTTCGTGCATGGGAGGTTTTGTGAAGTTGTTAAGACGATTTTCTAAATAAACATTTCTATTCGTAGTTTGTGATTGTATTCTCCTAAACGACATAATATATAATATTAAAACATAAATAAATTAATTTTTGAATTGTTTAGTTCTAACCTTTTTTAATTTTGCGTTCACCTTTTCTATTTGCGCGTCAAGTTCTTCTTTTTTTGTTTGATAAACGGCCTTATCAATATTTATGAAAGAACTGACTTCATCCAATGAAGTTTGTAAAACCCTTTGTGAAACTAATAAGTTATTATAAAGTTGGAACAAATTAATAAAAAAAGGATTCTTATATTTATTGGAAAATTCCTCAACAGTGCAACTATCGGAGAATTCAACATTATCAACAAAAAACTGTTGTTTGATGCTTGTCATGGTTATGGCATTTGATTGAATATTCATCTCAATGACTTTCTTCAATTCAATTTGGCAATCGTATTTTTTAATCTTATCTTCCAACGCCGATCTCTTGTCCATAAGGTCCGCTCTATTGTCTTTAAGCGCGTTAATCTCAATGGCATTTTCAATAGTGCTCAATCCCTTCTTTAAAAAATCCATTATAGAGTATTATTGAACAATATTCTATATCAATATAATTTACATTATTTAAGCTGTATATGTTCGTTTAAGCGCATAAGGATTCTGATTCAAAGCAGAATACAAATCGGGCGTGTTGCGATCCATCTGAATATTGGTATTCAATTGCTGCGACTTGTAATTCATTTCACCAAAATCAGTAAGTCGTTGATTTTGTGAAGGCATTTTGGGCATCAATGAACGGTTATTAATCATGTCAATGTCTTTAGCTTTGCCTTGATAATTAGTATCACCATTGAATAATTTCATATTGGAATTGCCAAAACGCCCATTAATGGTGGAAGCCTTAATATCGCTGGGTTTATGTGACAACTCCGCGTCATATGGTCTAAGCGCCGAATTAGCATATCCTCCGCCGCCAATATACGAGGTAGTTGAGGTGTCACGTTGTTGCGGAACAACTTGGTAAGGAGTGGCCAAATAACCATTATTGACTTGGCCTCTATTGACATTAAGATGATTCACCGATTCCTCAGTGGTTTCACGCATAGTGTGAGCAGGCGCGTCATTTGGGTTATAGAGATGACCTTGGGAAACAGTAGACTTCGCATCACCATACACGCGCATATTACCAACGACGTTTTGTTTCCTAGATGGTCGCATGATTTCAAGAAGAGGCGCAACGACGGCGCCTAAACCACTTTTAACAGAACCAAAATAGCCATTGTCGTCGGATTGCGAAACATAAGAACGGTTATTCATGTAAAGTTGATTGGATTTGGAACCATAATCACCTTCACTGGCAAACCCACGGCCATTGGCATTAGCAACGCCCAATTGCGTCTGTCCGTTTTCGGTACGATGACTGGGTAAAATCTCACCAGGATTGATGGGAACCGCATGTAAACTTTGTGCGACGCCTTCATATTCAACCGTCGTATCGGGTCTATTCACATGACGCTCAACAGGAATAGCGTGAGACGTCTGACCCTTGCCTACACCGGTGGTGGTGAAAAGTCGGTCTTGACCCCATTCAAATGAGGTTTCCGGGCGATTTTTCTGATAAGCGCCTAAAATGCCGACATTGGTGATGCGACTTTTGGCGGGACCTTCGTGACCCAAGAACATGGTATCAGTGGCTTTTTGCTTATTAGCAGTTCGCAGGTCATCAACCGTTTTGGGGAGCCACGTTTCGCGACTAAGATTACCCGCGTTATAGCCGCCTGACCCTGTATTTTGATTGGCGCCTAGACCAAGACCGGGACCAACTTGTTCTTCTTGAAATGGTTTAACACCATTCATGCGCAAACTAGGGTTGACACGAGATTGGTAGAAATCATTCATGTTAGGTGCGCCGTAAGGATTTTCTATTTTTTCATTAGGTGAAAAAAGTGGTGACTGTTCTGATTTAATAATTTGCGTGGAACCGGTTCCTAAATAATTATCAAGGATGGCTTCATTATTTTTGCCATCACTGGATGACCGGACTTTACCGCCGAAGAAAGGCATCATGTTATTGTGTTTAAAATAGTCAGATTCAACCTGTTCTCCGGCTAAACTTTTATATTGATTTTTATTTGCGTTGACTGATTCGGATACAAGTGAATTTTTAGCAGCGGGATTGAAGTATTTATCAGTATAAGCGGAGGTGCCGTCATATCGGTTCAATACAGAAGTCTGGGCAGTAACATCACCTTCGCTGTTATAATACGTGGATGGAGGATAATTACGATCAGGCACATCCAGATTGGGTAATTTGCTTGAAAATCCTTCAGATCCACATTTTTTAGATTTTGCGGCTTGATTAGACACAATATAAAGACTTCCAAGAGCAACTAAAGGTATAGCTAATTCCATAGTTTTATATATAATATTAAAAATATATAATTCTAATAACGATTTGTTTTGCGCAAACAATAAATTATTTATTATAGGGGATAGGGTCTCCATTTCCGATGGAAGAGCGTGAACTCCCCTGCGGGGAGTAATGAGCGGAGCGTGAATACTTATTTTTGAAGTAATCTTTTTCTAAAATGCGTGTGTTCAAGTTTTCGTAGAAAGGCTTATTCAAAAAAGTGGTGTCAATGGGATTAATTTGCGGGGGTTCCCATCTATTATTTTCAACTTCACGATAAGTCCACGCGGGATGAGTAGCACGAGATTCATCAGTGACATAATCAATAGTTTCTTTGATAGTAGCATTCAACATGGGAACGGTGGCGTGTTTTTTATAATCATTCGCTTGAATGTGATCACGGATAAGCGGCCGGGACAACCCTCTCAAATCACTATTGATGTCCATCATATTAGAGCAAAAATTGGCGCCCCATTTTTGGATGCGAACATGCGGATCATTATTAAAAGGCATATTTACGCCATTGCCGGGAACATCTAAAGTGTGTCTTCCGGAAAAGGTATCAATTGCGTTACGTTTTTCAATTCGTCCTCTATCGTCAAAAATTCTAGTAGATGCCATGAACAATATATTGTAAAGACAGATAAAACAATTTAAATGGTACTGTAAATATACATTAATTCAAATTGAATGACAAGCAATCTTCCTAAATTGTGTTTGAATATGATAGTCAAGAACGAAAGCAAAATCATCACACGATTATTTGATTCGGTGTTAGACATAATAGATAGTTATTGTATTTGCGATACAGGAAGCACGGACAACACTGTGACAATAATAGATGACTATTTCAAGAAAAACGGCAAACCAGGAAAGGTGATCAGTGAATCATTTAAAGATTTTGGATACAATCGCACACATTCTCTATTGGCGTGTCAAGGAGAGCCAAACGCGGATTATATTTTGTTGATGGACGCCGACATGATTTTAGAGAAGGGTCCAGATTTCAATTTGGAAGATTTTAAAAATGGATTAGATAGAAGTCATGCATATTATATTTTACAAGGATCATCAAAACTTTCCTACAAGAATGTAAGAATAGTGAAGAACAACATTGGAGCGACTTATTGGGGAGTCACGCACGAATATGTAAAGATGCCACATGGATCCAAATATTCATCAATAGAGAAAAACATTTTATTTATAAATGATGTGGGTGATGGAGGCGCAAAAGCGGACAAATTTGAGCGCGATATCCGCTTACTATTAAAGGGATTAGAAGATGAGCCAAATAATGACAGATACACATTTTATTTGGCAAACAGTTATAGAGAGAATGGTCAGAGAGAGAAGGCGATAGAGACATATAAAAAACGCATAGAAATTGGCGGGTGGATAGAGGAAATCTGGGAGAGTTATTACAACATAGGAAAATGCTACATGATTTTAGGAGAGCCTGAGAAGGCAATTGCAACATGGTTGGAGGGATATGACAGGTTTCCGAAAAGGTTGGAAAACATATATGAGATAATGGCTTATTATAGGACACAATCAAAACACAGATTGGTATATGAATTTTACAAGATTGCGAAGAAGAGGTTAGATGAAATTGTCGGAATCGGAGATTCCTTAGATCATTTATTCATGCAAAACGACGTCTATGATTACAAGATAGATTATGAATTCACAATATCCGGATATTATTATAATCCGGACAAGATAAATATTGCGGATCTGTGCATGAAAGTATTAGCGGTTTCGTCTATAGAAGACGGAATAATAAAAAACATGATGGCAAATTACAAATTTTACGCACCAAAACTAGTTGCTTGGAAAGACATAGACATGACCGGCAGAAGTTGGTTATTGCCACCAGATTTCTACCAAAGGGTAAATATTGAACCATCAATTCACCGGGATTTCTCAAAAAGCACTCCAACATTTTGTCATTTGGATGAAGGTAAAAAAACAATTGTAAATGTGCGCCACGTGAATTACAAGATTGGTGAGAAGGGTGAATATATAAACAAGGACCGAATAATAACAAAAAACGCGATAACTATTTATGACAATTCTGCGAGGGCGATAGAGAAAGAGTTTGAAATGAATTATGATAAAGAGTTGGATGGATTGTATGTTGGATTGGAGGATGTGCGATTCATAGAACATAAAAATGAGATACATTTCACGGCAAACCGCGGATTAGAGCCGGGATTGATGTGCGTGGAATATGGCAAAATAGACATAAATACGCAAACAACAACGTCGCACGTATTAATAAAAACGGATGGAATCACAAACATAGAAAAGAATTGGGTGTTATATGAGACGGGCGATAGAGACGCACTGAGAATAGTATATAATTGGTATCCGATGACTACATATGGAATTGGCGCCGATGGAAAATCATTGACGGATAAGAGGACAATGGAGACACCGACATTTTTCAAACATTTGAGGGGGTCTACAAATGGCATAAGCGTATTCTTAGAATCATCTAATTGCGAAGCAAGCGAGACATGGTTCCTATGCCACGCAGTAAGTTATGAGGATCGTCGTCATTATTATCACATAATAGTGGCAATAGATGCGGACACTGGAAAGATAACGCGATGGAGCAAGTTTTTCACATTTGAGGGAAAGCCGGTGGAATACGCATTGGGATTCACCCACAACAAATCAGATGACACATTCATGTTTGGATATAGCACAATGGATCGCACGACTGAATATCGCAAAACGAGTAAAGAATTATTGATGGCGCTTTTTGTTTAGTAAATTCAAGTAATATAGAAAATATAACCCATAAAGTGTAACAATGGATTTTAGTATAGAAAATCTTCCGATAGAGATCACAAGAGAAATAACTAAATTTCTTATTCCTGAGTCAAAAAATATAATATTCAACACAATATCATCAAATGCGTATGTTTCAAGTTATAGTTCAAGATACGAGAAGGCATTTTTAAAAAATAAAATGGTGAAAAACAATAAAGGAATATTCTTATCAAGAATAAGTAAAAAAAATAACAAACATAGATATTATTTAACAAAAGAGATAATAGACACGATAGAGGTTGAATATAATGACAGATTAATTAATCAGAATTATTATGAATATAAGTCAAAATATGTTGGAAAAAATATTGATGAGGCATTAATAAAATTATTATTATTGTATTAACATTGCGAGCTTTCTTACCTATAGTCTGTTACAATTGGATAAGGAACTGAATACGCAATATTATGAATATGATCACACTGCACTTTGTGAAATATTCTGCCCAACATCTCATTCCATTCAATTGGATAATTTGGATTTGTTTCTTTACATTCCTGAGGGTGTTTATCCGCACCCAATTTGTGATATTTTCGCAAACCCTCTATTTTAGAATCCAACAATTTCATCATTTCGCCATACCATTGTTGTGTGAAAGCAGTGTTGGGTCGGACAATGTAGGCGCCATTTCCAATGAATTTGTCGTAGGAATATGTTTTCAAAACATCAGGGTTTGCTATATCGCCTGGTTGTTTTTCTCGGTATCCATTAATATATACATTTTTGTTATTCTCTATTTCTTCAAATGCGGAAACCCACGATGCCGGTGTTTTTTTAATGTCGCTGTATCCTCCTCCGTGGAAATGCATAAAATATGTTCGCAAATAATCAGCGCGATGTGTATAAGACAAATATTCATATGCTTCATGCAAGGGGTGTTCTTTAATAATATATTGATTCAAATTTTGCGGCGTTATTAACAGCACTTGGCATTCGCTCACTTGTTTCAAATTTTCCAGACATTGTTTTCGGTTTCCAGACATTAGATTGTTTCCTGTCCAAAAAACATAAATAACCCTGTTTTTAAGTTCTGAAAAAGGTTCCGTTGTTGAAATTGCAATAGAAGCAATCATTGCAATTATAGACAATAAAAAAAAAGTAATTAGTTGAAAGTTTATTTTCATTTATAATATAATTGTTTATTTATGCGCCTCTATCGTCTTGTGAATTGCCCGGTCTGTAACTAGTTTTTCCATTTTCACTATTAAATGGAAAAACTATGAATAATAATATGTCTCATGGATATAGGTATTCATTATGCTAAAATATTACACCTTATCAGAAAAAGGTGTAAAAATGAAAGCACAATACGTTAGCTAAATCACAATATTCTCTTTTTCGCCCCTACATATATTGAATGTTTTTCGGTGCCATTGAGTGATGCCGTGAGATTTAATGCCATCAATATGGGTTTTAGTGCCGTAGCCCATATTTTTCTCCAAGGCGTATCTAGATGACAAATCGGGATGCGCCTTACACAATTCTTCAATATAGGTGTCGCGGGCGTCTTTAGCCAAAATAGAGGCGGCGGCGATGCTGGAATAGGTGCCATCGCCTTTTTCAACAGTTTGATGTTGTAAACTGATGAATTGATCGGACGCCTCATCGTATTTCACATAAGGTTTAAAATAGTTACCATCAACAAGGAGAAGACCAGAAGATTTGTCGGTGTCATTCGGTAATTTTGCGACAATAGATTGAATACAACGATGCATGCCGTTGATGACGGAAACAAGTATATTGGATTGATCAATCTCTGCGGCTTCAGCGCATTCAATGTTCCAATAGAGGGCGTGTTGTTTGATATAATTGGCCAAATCAGTCATCGTTTTTTTGGATTTGATTTTTTTACTGTCGCGCATCCATTCGTGGTGAAAGTTGGCGGAATCTTTAGGTAAAACTACGGCGGCTACGTAAACCCTACCGAATAGGGGACCGCGGCCGGCTTCATCAATGCCGATTTCAAAAGATGATTCATCTGAATGATTAGGCAATAGAGGCGTGGGATTGGATTTGAATAATGGTTTTTCTTTTTTGGGGGGCTTGGGTTTAACAGTTTTGGGCTTTTTTATTTTCGGTGTATCTTCAATTGGTGTTGTTTCCATGGTTATAATATTAATAAACGCAAATGTTTATTTGATTTTAAATATTTAAATCAAATGAACGGGTTATTTTTCGTAATAGAATATATATTATTCACAAATGACAGATATTAAGATAACTCCATTGATGTTATTTTTGTTGCTACTACTAATATTGATAGTGGCATCATTATTTGGAAAAGGATTGACAGAAGGATTTGAAACAGTAACTGCTGAAACCAATGTATTTCTGTCATTAACCGATTATGACAAATATTACAAAAATTTAACAAGATTGTCAACTGAATTGTATTATGATGTTGAAAACGGAAATGTTTTCAATGTCATTTTCAATGATATAAATAACATTTCAACAACAAATACAATTAAACGCCTTAAACTGATGCCAAGAAGTGGAAACAATGTTATTTCTTATAATCCTACCAATAATTTTGAAGACAGTGTGAAAGATGTGATACAAAAAAAATCATTAGATAAAATAACTACTTCATGGGTAATCACATCAACCACAATGCGATCACAAATGAATTACATTACTTGGGGTAATTTAACATACATTTACATAATGAACATAGAAGATGTAACCAATTCTTATATAATTGACAAAATGTATTGTTTTGAAGGAAACAATAATATATTCAAAAAAGAATTTGGCAACAAAACAACTCTTAATGTTGTGCCAAAGGAAAAATACGTGAAATATGTAGCAGACAAAGATGACAGCGCATCTATTGTTGAACCATTATATGATTCCAAGATCAAAGTGGTTCAGTTTATGAAAAATGTCAAATTTGACATGAGAAATGGCAATTTGATAATAAATGGAATTGGATCTGCTCCGACAACTGCTCCTTCAGCAACGACGGTAGCGGCAACAACGGCTCCTTCGGTAGCAACAACGGCTCCTTCGGTAGCAACAACGGCTCCTTCGGTAGCAACAACGGCTCCTTCGGTAGCAACAACGGCTCCTTCGGTAGCAACAACGGCTCCTTCGGTAGCAACAACGGTTCCTGCGGTAACAACGGCAGCTGCAAAATCTAAAATGATTTCTGTATATCATAGAAGCAATGGTTATGTTGGATTAATTAACACACCGACGAAGAAGTATTATAGCAATGCGACAAATTCAACAGATTCATCCAAAATCACAAATTTGACGAATGCCACAAAGCCAATATTTGTCCAAGAACCAATTAGCAAGCACACAATTATGTATTGGCCAAATGGCAAAACAACTGTATTGGCGGCATTTGCCAATTATTTTGATGACGGAGTTTTAATGATTAAAATAAACAGATTCACAAATGCGTCAATGGAAAACGAAGCTACAACTCCGACCAATAGTGTAAATTATACATCTGGGTCAAACAATGATATTTTAGACGAATATTTGAAATGGTCAAATTACATGTTGAAGACTCAGGTTGTGCCGCCAGTATGTCCCGCGTGCCCTTCTTGTAAACATGGATCAGGCAATGTTTGTACAAGTTGCGGAGGAAATGGTGGTTCAGGAACTGCGTCCGGAGACGGAAAATCATTGGCATTCAAAGATGATAATTCCGTAGCAGATGTAAAAGGTCCATCAAGCGCAGTGGCATCAGTGGGAAAAAGCGCGGGGTCAGTTTTAGAGAAGACTGTTGATACGACAGGAAAAGTGTTAGGCGGAGCAACAAATCTTGCTGCGGGCACAGTAGGGATGGCAGGCGGTTTGGTAGGAGGAACAGTTGGCACCGCGGCCAATTTGGTAGGAGGAACAGTTGGTACCGCGGCCAATTTATTAGGTTCGGCAGGATCCGGATTAACAAACCTGTTAAAGAATGATTCGTCGCGTGTTGGATATACACAATCATACCAAGGTGCTCAGCAAAATGGATACAATCGCAACAACACCGGAATCGCAACACAAAATAATTCATATTCAATGGGAACGCAAGCTGGTGCGCCGATTGACACATATTCATATAACGGAGCATTACAGTCAAAAGGAGCCAATTTCAGACCGTTAACTGCGGATTTCAGTGCGTTTTCAAAGTAAAGAATTTGCGTCAAAGAATCACTGCGTCAAAAAGCCAAATAATAATTCTAAATTATTAGTAAATAGAGACAATCTACTAATAATATCAAATGAAAAAAAACGAATTGAATATAAAATCAGAAAATCTTAATGATATATGTGACCGATGTGGAACAGCCGAAGAGATCAAATCCATATTAAGAAATTTTGACACGCATTATAAAAACACAAATTACAAAAAGGGATTTTACATATATGGATCTTCTGGAGTGGGGAAAACCACATTTGTGACAAATATTTTGAAAGAGCTAAATTATGATGTGATAAGATATGATGCGGGCGACGTGAGAAACAAATCACTGATAGATGCGATTGCTAGCAACAATATATCATCATGTAATGTGTTAGACATGATGAATAAGAAGATGCGCAAAATAGCGATATTAATGGACGAGATAGACGGAATGAATAGTGGTGACAAAGGCGGATTGAACGCGCTAATAAAATTAATAAGACAGAAGAAGACGAAGAAACAGAAGCAGGAGAATATGACACTGAATCCAATAATATGTATAGGAAACTACAACATAGACAAAAAGATCAAGGAATTGATGAAAGTGTGTAATGTGTTTGAGTTGAAAACCCCGACGCAACCGCAGATGAAAACAATTATTTCAGACATATTCAAGACAGTCGCGATAGAGAAACGGGAAATAATCGCAAATTATGCTATGGGAGATTTGCGAAAACTGGGATTTATACAAAAACTGTGTGATAAAAAACCGGAATTAATAGATGAGAAAATACTGAAGAATATATTAAATGTGAAGACCTTTAATGAAGATACAAACAAGATAACGCAATCATTGATTGCCAAGTCATATAACATGGATGAACATAATATGTTGATGAATGAGACGGATCGCACGGTAGTCGCGCTATTATTGCATGAGAATATAGTAGACGTTTTGCCGAAAAACCAAGACGCGGCAATTCCGTTTTATTTGAAATTTTTGGACAATGTGTGTTACGCCGATTATATAGATCGCATCACATTTCAGAATCAGATATGGCAATTTAATGAGATAAGCAGTTTGATGAAGACATTCAATAACAATCGCATATATCACAAAATAATGGACGGCGAAACCCCCAAACCAGAGCCAGAACAGATCCGATTTACCAAAGTGTTAACGAAGTATTCAACAGAATACAATAACATAGAATTCATTTATGATTTGTGCAAGAAGATGGACATGGATAAGAAGGATTTGATGACATTTTTCCAAGAGATGCGAATATATTATCTGGAAAAGAATGCGGATTTCATGAATGATGTTGCCACTATGAATTCAATAGAGGCGATATTTGAAAGTTATGAAATAAACAAATTGGACATAAAACGAATTTATCGGTATTTAGACAGAAACGTAAAAAAAACGGACATCAAAGAAGTAGATGAATTGGAGTCAGATGATTGATTGATTAATTTGCAATGAGATGTTTTGCGATGACAGAGCATACTTTCTTTTTGGAATCATTTACAGAAACATCATCAATGTCTATTGAGTCGGAATCGCAAATATAAGAACATGCTAACATGACAAAACACTCCAATAGTTTAGGCAAATCGTCTGTTGAAATGTTTGCGAAAACATTTGAGTCAACTCGCGAAATACAATTGTAGAAACTATCAGACTCAGAAACAGTGTATCCAAGTTTTTGTCGGATAAACAATATTGACGCCATGAGTTTCATGAAAACAGGAAAATTATTGGAAGTGCTTAGATAAGAATCAATCTCAGGATATTTGTTAAGAAGGTCAAGGGAGGCGTCCATTATATAAGTTATGTTGATTTTTGAATCAACATAAAATAAAAAAAACATGGATCAATTTTTGGCGTAAATATATAAAAATGCCTCCTAAAAGAAATTTGTCATTAGAACATCCGGATCATATGCCAAAATTAACAACACGAGTTGTAGGACCAAATGGATATTATGAACCTGTGCTAACAAAGGCCGGCGAAGAATTAGAACGAAAAAAAATTAAAGATTTAAAGGATTTTAAACAAAATGACCCTGAAAAATATTCTAATTGGAAAAAGGAATTTAAACATGACGCAAGTAGATTTGAAAGCAAATTAAGACATGAATTAGAAAAAGAACAATCTGCTGAAACAAGAAGACAAGAACGTACCAACTCACACTCAAAGGCAAAAAAAGATCATTATGACGCAAAAGAATACCGACAGAACAGTATTTTTGGATCAGTGATGGACACATTTGCTCCATTAAAAACACCTAAAACGCCAATGGATACTCCTCAAACAAGAAGAGGCAAAAAGGGTGGAAAACGCAAGCAAATAAAAACCCTTAAGAAAAATCGCTAATTTTCATGGAAGGTTCACTTTTATTATTTCCGACAATTTTGGCTAGTTCTATTTTCTTATCATTAAGCATATTTTGAAGACGTTTAACCATATCTTCTAATTCGGCAATTCGTTCATTGCGCCGAACAATTTCGTCGGATTGCGCTTTCATAATCTCAACTGCTTTTGCTGGTGTTATTTCAATTTGTCCTTGTCCGGGAACATTCAACATAATTTTTGCGTGTTTGGCATTTTCTTCTTCTAATAATCTCTGACGTTCAGTCAGAATTTCATCTATTTGTTTTAACACATCCGGTTTCATTTTTGTTTCGCCTGGTTCATATTTGGCAAGGAGTCCGTCAATTTCTTCCATAAAAAACTTCTTAATCTTACTTTCCGAATCTTTTTTAATAAAATCCTCTACTTTTTTGGGTGATTCTTTCATAAAATCATTGTATCCGGATTCTAAAAGACGGCGTTTATCAAAAGTATTATGTTCATGTGAAAAACACAGAATCGTTTTGATGGGATCTAATTGAACAAAAGGCACCGTATAATTTTGTAAGAACGCCTTCTCCTCAGCTAACGCGGCATTTTCGTCATATTTGCTGGTTTTAAGCAAATCCGCACGAAAAGCAAATGTGCCAGCCGTGGCATGATTTGAACTATATGGTCCAAATTGAACAATTTTCTGAATATGTTTAAAATAAATATATATTTCACTTGATCCAGCGCACATTGCTTTCGGATTTTCCAATAAACGTTCTACCGCGTGTTCAACACGATCCGGTGGATAATAATCATCGTCATCCATGTAGACAATCATAGATCCTTTACAATAACTATGCATCAAATTGCGTTTGGCGCCGAGAGTCAATTTATTGGGAACCTCAAAATATTTGATTTGACTAATCCCCGACGCACGGATGACGTCACCGACCTTATCGGTGCCATCATCAACAATGATCCACTCCATACGATCTTTGGGATAAGTTTGATTGCGAAAACAGTCAAACATGGTTTGTAAGAATGGACGCCGATTAAAAGTGGGAGTACATACACTGACAAATGGATAATATTTCTTAGTGAATCTGGGACCGCGATTATTGCTATGATTCTTATGAGGCATGAGATGACAATATATGAAGAAAAGTCTCTATGCGGTTTTAATTGTAGTATCATTTTTTATCTTTATACTCGTTATAAATTCGGTCAAACATATTTGAGTATTTTGTTTTTTCTTTTGCAACTGGAATTTGTGTAACATTTTCTGTAATTATTTCTTGGAATTCATCTAAGCCTTTTCCCACATTTTTAATCGTTTCTGTGCCAACTTTAGATTTTGTTAATACAGATGTGATAAGTTTATAAATATACATTATGCTGGCCGCGCCGAAAGAAAACTTAAATATAAAAGATGGAAAACTAAGAATATAGGGGAAAAGTTTCATGATTGTTGAGAAAAAGAAAATTTCATGAAAATTTAGATTAATCACTTTGAAAAAACTTTCAATATTATTTATTATTTTTGACCAAAAACTAGTATTAGAATTATTATCAAAAACCACTTTTTTTTCATTCATATGTTCAATGTTTTCTTTAAATAGTGAATAAAAACTTTTGTCTCCATTATTTATTACTGAATAATAGAAAAAGTAAATTGTCAACATTGTAGAAGATAACATAACAGTTGGCGCAAATAATACTGCGAATTTTATAATATACCACACAATCATAACTGCTGTGGGTTGTGTTATGGCTGCTGGAAAGATTGAAGATGAATTTTCTTTAATAGCAGCAGACACAAAAAATATTACATACATTATTGTCACGATTGAGGTTATTACTGGATTTACAGTAAACTGTTTTAAAAACGATGTTAATAAATCATTGAAATATTTTTTAAATTTTGTGCTGTCATTTTTATTAATAAGAATTAATTCGTTGAGTTTTTTTAATGTAAAATCATAAAGAATTGTCACTTGTTTAAAAAAATAAGACACAACACCAAATGAAAAACTCAAAATTGTATAAAACACGAATCGTCTGCCAAAAAAACTGGATGTTTCTGTCATTTCATCAATATTTTTACGAATTTTGCCCATTATAAATTCGTCAACTGTATTGACAATTTCAACAAAATATTTAAATATGGCATTTGTCAAATCGTTTTCTTTTAGTGCGGACAACTTAGACTCAAGTCTATCATATATGGGATTTATTAAAAAAATTGAATACCAATTATGCGCTACTAAAAACGCAAGAAAAGCTGTAAATAATATTGTGAGTATTTCTTTGAAAATTGAAGCATCTTTGACGGTTCCGCCAAATTTTGTTATTAAATACTTAATTAGATCAGATTTTGGAATAGGTTTTGTCTTCTTCTTCTTTTTCTTTTTCTTCTTCTTCTTCTTATTCTTCTTTGGCTTCTTTGGCTTCTTTGACTTCTTAAAAATATTTTTGGATTTATTTTTACTAGATTTCTTTTTGCTGGACTTCTTTTTACTAGATTTCATTCCTTCTATATTAGAAAATTCATCAACGTCATCGTCGTCAAACCCTTCTATATCATCATTGTCATCAGAAAACCCTTCTATATCATCATTGTCATCAGAAAACCCTTCAACGTCATCGTCGTCATCAAATCCTTCTATATCATCATTGTCATCAGAAAACCCTTCAACGTCATCCCCATCAGAAAACCCTTCTATATCATCATTGTCATCAGAAAACCCTTCTATATCATCGTCATCAAACCCTTCATCCCCATCAGAAAACTCTTCAACATCACCATCAAATTTTTCAAGAGAGCTAACATAATGTGAATTCAAATTTTTCATTTTTTCCAAAATATTTTTATCCATATCACTAAACATGGTTGATGATGGCATCTTATATATAATTGATATTACTTTTCAGTTATATATAAGAAATAAATTATCTAGCATACATTAATCCGCAATATCCGCCAACAAACGAAAGGACATTATATCTTTCTTCAAATAAAACCAGATTATAATTATATTCATACAAACGCCATGACGACGCATTTGTTCCAATAGCGGTGCCATTGTCAAGACATGTTATTTGATAATTTGAATTCTGCAAATCTATTTGTGGCACATAGGTATTAATTTCCAATTCAACCGTTTTAAATTTGGACATATTAATTGCGCCGGATGGCTGATATTCATGCGGATCTGTATTGAGACAGAAATTATAACAATATAAACCTTCTCCGGCGAAGCCGGCCGTTCTCGTATATTTTTCAACATAATCATACACTTCGCGTGTTAGCAAATTTTCTCTATATTCACCATTAAAAAGTATTCCCATTGTTTCCAGTATTTCTTTCTGATTTTCAACATTGAAATCACTAGTTATGAAAATTCCGGTTTGACTGGAATTCGGATTAATAAAAGGACCAATGGGCATTTCGGTAATAGCATTCACAATATCAGCATCAATTCCGTCCTGAGGTGCGTTGATAATATTTCCAGGAATGACTCGGTAAGGCCAATTGGTATAATTGCTCCACTCATTTCGCATATAAACATCATTGCGCTGTAAATACCACATCCAATTAGCGACCATTCCACTTGTCTGAACCTTTAACTTCTTGGCTCCAGTAACATTTTCATATTTATATTCATGAATGTCTTTAATCAAATAGACTTGATCTTCTGCTGTAAAATTGCGAATCTCATCTTTTGACAAAAAACAATAATTTGCTAAAATATGAACATCGGCATTCCACGTGGTTGTTTTATTTAGATAGTATTCCGGGTCAATTTTTACAGCAGGTGGGGTTTGTATGAAGCGATAAAACTGATGTTCTGGTTTAGTGAAATCCGGTCGCACATAAGGAAAATTATTAGCACTGTCAAAAACATCTCTGATTTGAAATAATTCTTCAACTGCCCTTAGAGTGACAGTTATAGTCAATTCATTGTATTGCATAGAAACCAGAGGAAAAGCGCATTTGCTTTCAAGACAAAACCACGTATTTAGAGGTATGTATAAAGACCTGCTTCGTATAGATGGTTCCGAACCTAAAATATTTGAAGTATAATACGCAGACGGATACGAATTTGCCCGACCCTGTGAATTGCTTGGATCATTGATGTCATTAATATTTCCAGTCATTGTATTAAACAATTCCCTTTTATTTTTGTCAAAATCGCGCTCCACCACTGCTGCTAAATACTCACCCGAATATTTTTGAATGGTGAAATTGCCACAACGAACTTCTATTTCTTTTATAAGATGAGTGCCGATATTTTTGATCCATCTAAAACTATAAGGGACCCAACGTTCACCTGTTTGATCACACGGATGATAAATTGGACTCCATATATGAGGCAATGTCACCACAACATAACTGTCCATCAAAAGTTCGGCATGTCTGGGAACCCTGAACGTGAATACGGATTGTTCACTGAGACGAAGATCCCGTTGTCCATCATAATCAATGCGAAATTTCTGCATGCCGAAATTAGTATATTTAGAATAAGTGACTTTAAAGAACGTTTTGGTGGGGTTTCCGGTAAGTATTACATTATTATTGCCTTCTGAAATTATATTTAATAGACCTCCTGCCATTGTCAGATTTATATAATACATTATTATTATATTTCTAATAGTTTTCCGTCGGCAAATATTTTATCAGCAATTTATAAAGACGAAATATTATGAACATAATTATGAAACTGTTAATTTTAGTGATAATATTTATTTCAGGATATATTATTTATGGCCTATTTCAAAAAAATGCCGATATAAAAAACCAAATGGAACAAGAAATACAAAAAAATGAAAATCATTCGCTGGAAGAATTTTCTGACCTAACCGCGGCAGCAGACATGTCAAAACTTAATGATGCGGCATCTGCTCTTGGCATGGGATTAGATATAAAATCTGTTCCAGAAGGTCATTACAATTTTCCTATAAAAGAATTTATCATAAAATCATCTTACAACAGCGCAATTGTGGGAGGGTCGGCAAACAAAGAAGCCATCAAATTTGTCCTTAAACGTGGATGCCGAGTATTGGATTTTGAAATTTATACAAGACGAGATGACAAGGATTTTGAACGCGAATACATATCATATTCTGAGGATCCGCAGTATAAATCCATAAAGACCGATTTGGATTTGTCTATGGATGATGCTTTTATGACAGTAATAGGAAACGCGTTTACTTCAGCACCGGCGCCAAAAGATCCATTATTTATTCATTTGCGAATTAAAAATCATAGTCGCGATGCTTATAAGCGCATTGTAAAATCTTTAGAAACCAATTTTGGATCAAAGATGTATGACAAAAAGGTGAATGGAAGCACAAAAATCGGCGATCTGATGGACAAAATAGTTATCATTTTAGACACAACAAGCGCACCTGATTATGACAATTACGGAAGTTGTTTACAAAGTGATGGAATAAATTGTGTTCCATTTAGTGTATATATTCAATTGAGAAGTGGGATGGTAGATTTTCCCAAATATTCTTATATAGATTATGGATCATCATGTATGATTTCAACACCAATATCAATTGCGGATGATAGACGCACAGACATGAAATCGTTTTACATGGTTACACCTCCGCAAGTAGGAAATGTAGAAGCACCTACAGTTGCCGAATTAGCAAAACACCCATGTCAAATGGTTTTAATGAAATTCTATAATCAAACGTCCGCTCTGAAAAGTTATGAAAAAATATTTAATAACTGCGAATCGTCATTTTGTCTGATATCAACATTAATACTAAATTCACGTCGTTCAAACAATTCAGAATAAATCGTCACAATAATTTATGAATAATATATATAATGTCAAAATCTCTATCGCGCAATAAAAAAAAACAGAAATATGATAATGAAATTTGTGACAACGCCATGACTTTCCAAGAATGTGAGATTGCGATTTTAAGAAAGGCCGTTGATGAAAGTGAAGCTGTTCAAGGAAAACGCGTGGCCACAAACGAAGAAGTCAAGAAAATCATATCTATTTTAGAAGAATTCCTCAAATTGAAACACGTCATTTGTTATGGTGGAACCGCCATCAATAATATCCTCCCAAAAGACGATCAATTCTACGACAAAGATATTGAAGTACCCGATTACGATTTCTATTCCAGCACTGCCATGGATGACGCCATTGAATTGGCAAATATTTATCACGATTCTGGCTACGGTGAAGTAGAGGCAAAAGCCGGAGTTCATCATGGCACATACAAAGTATATGTGAATTATTTGCCGATTGCGGACATAACGCAGTTGAATGATACGATATTTGACGAGTTATATAAATCATCTATTAAGATCGCAGGAATCAAGTATGCCTCGGCGGATTTTCTTAGAATGGCAATGTTTTTGGAATTGTCTAGACCCGACGGCGACGTGAGTAGATGGGAGAAGGTCCACAAAAGACTGAATTTGCTGAATAAACACTATCCTTTGAAGGCGATAGGAAAATGTAACAATGTGGAATTCCAACGCAAGATGAATCGGGACGCAAAGATTGGAATAGTTGAAAAGGAAAAAATGACACTTGAAGAAATAGAGGCGGAAATATTCACTATTATCCGCGATGAATTGGCGTCTCAAGGAGCCGTATTTTTCGGTGGTTATGCGTGTAGTTTATACGGAACCTATTTGAAAGACCACACAAAACATGAATTGGCAAAAATCCCCGACTTTGACGTGATAGTGGAAAACATAGAGAGAGTTGCCCTCATTATAAAGGAACAATTAGAAGAGAATGGTTACACAAAAATCGGATTAATTGAACACGCGGCGATTGGCGAGATTGTGCCCAAACATATTGAAATCCGTGTGGGCAAAGAAACCATTGCGTTCCTATATGAACCAATTGCGTGTCATAATTACAACAAAATTGTCATCGGCGGAAACACATCTATTAATGTGGCGACCATTGACACCATATTGACATTTTATTTGGCTTTTCTATACACAAAAAAGATCTACTATTACAAGGACAGATTGACATGTATTGCCGAGTTTTTATTCAATGTTCAAGAGGAGAACCGATTAAGTCAGAAGGGATTATTGAAGCGTTTTTCTATGGATTGCTATGGAAAACAGCCCACGATGGAGGATATTCGTTCAATCAAATCGGAAAAATTTGTGGAATTATCTTCTATTAAAGGGACGCGTGAATATGATGAATGGTTTTTGAATTACAAACCCAGTTTAAAAAGGAAGGAGCCTTTAACAAAGAAAGGTAAGATGAAATCTCTTAATAAAAAAGTGATTGAGTATTCTCCTGGATTCAAACATAAATCTCAAACCAGAAAACACAAGTCACAAAAGAAATTCAAACCTGTTAAATCTCCCATTCAAAAAAGTAAAAAAAACGATAGATATTTGTTCTAATTTATATTACAATTTATATTCTACATGAGTGTAGAATATAACCGCCTATTCATCAAAATTCATTGTGACATTTACATGTTCATTGATTTGATCAATGGTGATTCCAAAATCAAGTTCTTCATTTTCACTTAAAACTTGAGTTTCCGGTTTTTTAGAAGCCTTGAGTTTTTCTTTTTTTGCGTCTTTTACATTTTTGGCGTCTTCTTTTCTTGGCCTGCCTTTTTTCTTTTTTTCGGGCTCTATTTTTTCGGGCTCTATTTTTTCGTTTTTTTTTTCAGCGTCTGAGATAGTAGAAGATGTGTCTGACCATGCTGTATTATGATTCTCTATAGTTTCAATTAAAAAATCACGAGATGACACACATGATGATTCTGACGATGCCACACTAGAAACAGGCGTTGTCAATAGAAGTGTTGGAAAATGATTAAAATCAGTATCAGTGTCACCATCAGATGATGAAGAATCAGTATCAGTATCTGGGTCAGGTTCAAAGACAATCTCTTCATCTATTTCAGTTTTAAGTGCTTCCATCTTCTTGAGGAGTTTTGTCAGATGTTTAGTCTGCGTGTTTTTGAAAAAATCCATGTAATTAAGATACAACATTATCTGATCTTTCAACACGGAATTGTCATATTCAAGTGTTTTGATGAAATTCAGAATACAAATGCCCGTTTGCGATTTAGAAGTGTAAGAATCTATTTTCATTTGATTAGAATTGTGCGTCATAATTAAACTTAATATAAGAGAACACACATCATCATGTAAATTGGAAACATCTTCTAATTTGTATTCGGCAAAAGGATTAAGATCATTATAAATTGGCAGTTCCTTGATAGAGCTTGGAATTTTGTATTTGTACTCATCAAATAAAGACGAAATTAATTTGAACAATTTGTAATAATCACAGTAAACGCGATTTGTAATAAGAAGCAAAGAATTCTGAATATTTTCAGTATCAACATTGAACGCTTTAATTTGAAAGTTGAAAGATTCTAAACAGAATAAAAAAATCTTCTTGTGGCTATTTGTGGATATCATTTCAGAATAAAGGTGTTTGAGTTTTCCGATTTTGTCTTTGATGGAATTGTAATTTGCGGAAATTTTACATGTGTTTTCTTTTACGATAGAGAATTCTGTTTTTAATGATTCCAATTGACTTTCCATTCTTATTTGTATTATATGAATATTTTATGCCTCGTTAATTCCTAAATTTCAAAAAGTAATGATTGTGGCGCCATTAAACCTTTATGTATGTTTCATCTTCGTCTTCTGTGGATTCCTTACTATTAACCTCTTTATCTTCAGTCACTGTTGCTTCTTCCATTGTGGGAGCCTCCGCATTAATAGTTCCTAATATTTCATTGATGTCAAGCTCGCCATCGGTTCTGTCCGAATAATGATCAGAATTTCGCATATCGCTCATGCGCAACTTGAGATTACCTTTGATCCATGATCCGATGTGATATGCGTTGGTTTCAATATTGTAATATCCGTCATGTCCCACAAAATCAGATTCATAATATTTGGTCAATTCGTCTTCCGAAATATTTTTACGAATCTCTATGAAACAATTCTTACAATACGATTTTCCGCAAATGCGCGCATAAAATTCTTCTACATCCAATGAACATGTTTCGCAGAAAACCTCATCTAATTCATAATCATCTTCATCTAATTCTTCTTCATCTAATTCATAATCCTCTTCATCTAATTCATCATCATCTAATTCATCATCATCTAATTCATCTTCATCTAATTCATCTTCTTCACAGTAATTGAGTTCAGTTCTTGAGCGTCTTGATCTAATAATATTATTTTTATTCAAGTTACACCAACCCTCGTTCATAATTGGATTGCCGTGATTCTTTTCAAACAATTCTTGAATTTTGGATAAAAGCTTTTCAAAGAGTTCATTTAATTCGCGCGAATCATCGTCGTGCTTATTTTTATCATATTCAAACATAAATTTATATAACAACCTATAATTTATGATGAACTTATTAACTTTTGACGGAAAACTAGAATTGCATATAGCATAAAACACGATTGTTATAAACAAATAGACAAATAAATTTGCCGATAATAATAGAGAAAACCTTGAGCGAATCGCATCAATAATAGCATTTTGAGTAAGTGACATGATTTGAATTGTGTTATTATATTTAAATATCAAATCCAAAAAATCAGAAATGATCAATTTTTTTGAACATAAAGTGACCATTTAGCAAATTTTTACCGAAGTATTATAATATAATGAGTGCCAACAGCGGAATTACTGATGAAAAATCTTTTGCGGCCTCTGCCATAGCCGACATAACGAAGAGCAATGTATTAGACGATGAAATATTAACAACCACGAGTGATAAAGACGCTAATAAGAAAGAAGAAAAAAAAATGCCGGAAGTCAAATGGTCAACCGAAAGCGAGAAAATCCCCGGTGAATGGTGCGACGTCGCCAAATGCTATAAATGGCTTCATAATCGCGCGCATCAGAAGTTTTCCGTATTACACGCATGGTTCACTATTCCTGCCATTATTTTTTCAACTATTAGTGGAACTGCGTCATTTGCTCAAGCAAGTTTGCCGATGTCTATGCAAGCATACGCACCAATGGTTATTGGTTCCGTCAATATTATCATAGGAATATTGACGACCATACAGCAATACATGAAAATATCTGAGTTGAACGAGTCATTCAGAGTATCAGCAATAGCATGGGACAAATTTGCCAGAAACATTAGCATAGAATTGGCAAAAGCGCCGGAGGAACGAAGTATGGACGCAGGGCATTTCTTGAAGACTTACAGAGAAGAATTTGACCGATTAATGGAGACAAGTCCGTCTATTCCCAAGTCAATAACATTAGAATTTATTAGCATATTCTCAGGCAAGAAGGCATATTGGTTCTGCCCATATGACGATGATGCCGCCGACGAAGAGAAGAATGAGGAGGAACGCAAGACCAGATTCAAGACTCTTAAGAAACCGGATGAGTGCGATACTGTCATTGTATCAGAGATTGGAAAGCATGATTGGTATAATCCTGCGCGTATTCCAGTAATCCAAACGCAGCCAACGATTGACGAGAACTCAATAGAGAATTTGTTGTCTCAGAAATTCAAAGTAATACAAGACAAAGCTAAGAAAGAGGAAGAGGATAAGCGCCGATCCATAGATGAGCAAAAATGGATGGAAGAGGAGAAATTAAAAATGGAAAAAGAAGAGGAAGAACGAAGAGAGAAAATCCAGAATCAATTTAGACATGCTGCGATAGAAATGGCAAACAAAATTAAGACGAATAATAAGAAAATAGAGGAACATGTGAAATTGTTCAAAGACAATTATGGACGTGATCCTCTTAAAGATGAATTGTCAGAAGCTCTTAAAAATGATGTTGATTCTGAAATATTGGAAAAATTCTTAGATAAATATGTGCCTAATGGCGGAGGAGACAACAATGTATAAATTATGAATTAGATGTTGATGTTGATGTTGATGGATTTGTTGATTTATCGCAATAGTGTTCTTTGTCAGGTTTTTTTGTTATATTTCGCAAAGCATATTCAATGTTACTTTCATCATAGGGATCAATTATCCATATTGATAATATTAAAGCAACAATCCAAAAGCAAATGGCATACAAATAAAACATCGCGTAATTATTTTTTGGATTGAAAACTTGCATTAATGACAATATTAGTCCTAAATAAATCAATGACAATGCCATTTTTTTACCAATTACTTTGTTAACTATGAATAATGGATCTTCAAAAATTCCTGAATATAAAGTTTCTAACCATTTTGTCATAAATTCCCATATCTTTGAAAGAAAAGAAGAGTCTGTTTTATCACCTTCAACATGCTTTACCGCAATATTGCCTATTGCTTCTGAATTATCTCTATTAATATTTGTTGAAGTATTAGGGATTGAAGTATTAATGCCAGACATTATATTTTACTATATAAAATATAAATCATTTTTGAGCGTTTAATATTCAACAAACTGGTCTGGCGATTTTACTCCATAAATCATAGTTTTGTTATCAAGTTTAAACATGACTGTATTAACATCATCTTCATAATTGTAGGAGCTTTTGTTTGGAAATTTTGCGCTAGTCCAATCTCTCATTTTCATAGTAAAGAATGCGTGACGAATGTAGGTGGCATCTTTTTGAAGATTCAATATTTTTGTGGAAAAAAAGTAATAAGAGCCAACTTCTTTGGGATCAATGATACAATCAGTTGTGACATGTTTTTCATTAATTTGTTCCTGAGTCAAAGTATAAAAGGTTTCCCCGTCATCATTAGTCATACATAAATATCCTACTAGAGGAATGGTAATTGATTTTAAAGCACCACTTGATTTTATAAACCAAGGATTTAAAATGGCCGATAGAGGAAATGATTTTGTGGGTTTAAATAATTTAGTGATAGACCCATCTACCGAATTTCCAAAAATAGATTTGACATTATTTAGTTCATCAGCGATGGCATATTTAAATTCCGGATTCAATTTATAATCATTTAATAATAACAGAGTGACGTCATAAAAAACATAGATGGTGTCATTTTTAGGAATAAATCCACGATAACATTTCCCAAAACTAGATTTAATTTTGCCGGTTAATTTTCCTCCGCTCTTCAAAGAAGAGTGCTCGTTGCTCCCCGGAGGGGAGCCTCCGCTTTGCTCATTGCTGTTATTATTGGTAAATATATTAACAAGTTGGTCATCACACGTTTTAATAAAAATATTTTCTAAATGTTCTTCAGAATCATATTGAGAAAAGTCAAAAGAAAATTCAGGAAACCAAATTTTATCGTTATCTATTTTGACAGCATATTTTACAAAAGGCATAACACAACTGTCTTCAATATAAAAAACGCACATTTTAATCATCATTTTATCGGTTTCATCGGATGGAATATTTTCACTTACATATTGATCATTTGGATAAAAGACATCTATTTTTTTTAAAAACGGTTCTTTCTGTTTCATTTCTGATTGAAATTGCTCAAATGTATATTTTTTTTCCATAAATGTTTATATTATAAGATCATAAAAATCGTGAATGTGTGGCGCAAAAAAATGGCAATTAGATATATAGATAAATATGAATGTTGATTACACAAAAATGAAAAGTGAAACTATGAGTGTTTTATCAAATCCCACAATAATATCGTATTCACTTATTTTCTGTTCAACACTAATTTTAGGATATTATACATTACATGATTCTCAGGCATTCAAACCTTCTGAAGATTCTAGAGAATCCAAATCATTATTTTCCTCATCAGATACTCCAGCAAAAGAAGAAACGGCTCCGGAACCAGCTACTTCATCTACAAATTTTTTTGGCGGCCCTGATAAAAAAGACGAACCAGCACCTGCTTCTGGCGGCCCAGAAAAAGAAGAGGATAAAACAGCTCCTCCTTCCACTAATATATTTGGTAGCCCTGGAAAAGAAGAGGAAAATCCTGCTCCTCCTCCCTCCACTAGTGTATTTGGAGGTCCAGAGAAAGAAGAAGAAAAACCAGCAGAAGAAGCAAAACCGACTGGAACTGGTGGCAAAAAATCGCGTAATCGCAATAAGAAAAATGCCAAGAAAGGTAAAAAATCAAAGAAGAATCATAAATTATAAAATATTTGCCAATTGTTCTTTTTGTTCTGTGGTGAGTGTGGCTGGAAAAGTGACGTCAAACTCAACGATTAAGTTGCCACTCGTGATCATTCCTAAATTGGGAAATGCTTTTCTACCTCCCGGAAAAATGACGGTATTCAAAACATTGAGAGTTAAAACTTTGCCGTTCAAATGTTCAAATTGAAATTGCGTTCCACATAATGCTTCTTTTAGCGTGAGCGTTTTCTTAAAAATCAAATCATTGCCTTGTCTTGTGAAAATCGGATGTTTTTCAATGACAATTTGTAGCTTGACGTCTCCGACGTGAGACGCACTTATGCGATTTCCAATTCCTTCCAATAAAATAGAATCATTGTTATTAATTCCAGCAGGAATTTTTACATTTATAGTTTCCGTTTCGGTTATTTGTAAATCACCGTTTTGAACCCATCTCTCTATTTCTACTGGTAAAACCCCTCCCACAAATGCTTGTTCCAATGTTATGGATGCTGTTTTGGAAATTGTTTGAGGTTTTCCAATATGTCGTTTTATGAACATGCCTTGACCATTATGAACAATCTCTATTCCTCCTCCTCCGCTCATTCCTCCCATATTGAACATCATTTCAAATATGTCTGGCATACCAGGTGGCATGCCCTGCATTCCATGATTCATATGAAACCCAGGAAACCCCGGAAACATACCATGCATAGGAAATCCGGGCGGCATTCCATTCAATTCATTATCATATTGTTGTCTCTTTTGTGGATCTCTCAAAATCTCATATGCTTCATTCAACTTCTGCATCATATTATTGGATTCTTCCGGATCGCCTGTGGCTCTATCGGGATGATATTTGAACGACAACGAACGATAGGCTTTTTTGATTTCACCTTCGTCTGCGTCGGATTGAAGTCCCAAGATTTCATAATGATTTGGCATTATATAAAATAATTCTTTTAATTTTTCTACATCATAATTACGCAAAATAATATTTTCATGAATTAAAGCATAAAAATATTATTCAAATAAATATCAATAACCTGCTAATGGAATCCTTAACAACCTTCGTAAACCGATATAAACCATATTATATTACTGATTTCTTTTTAGATGAAACGCAAATGAATGTTCTGAATGTTCTGAATGCTTTGATAGAGATTGATGATCTAAACATATTGATTGTAGGTAGTGAATGTTCCGGTAAAACCTCTTTGACCCACGCCATCATTCGCAATTATTATAATATGAATAAATCTGCTACATTTCCTGAACACAACATCATGTTTATAAACAATCTGAAAGAGCAAGGTATCCAATTTTTCCGCAATGAGATGAAGTCGTTTTGTCAATCGCAATCCAATATACCAGGCAAGAAAAAACTTATTGTTGTGGATGACATAGACAGCATCAACGAACAGAGCCAGCAAGTATTCCGCAATTACATAGACAAGTATGGAAATAATGTTCAGTTTATATCGGCATGTACTAATATTCAAAAAGTGAATGAGTCTTTACAATCACGGCTTCATATTTTGAAGATCAATCGTCTCCAAAAAAAACATTTGGTTGAAACCATGGACAAAATCATCGCGATAGAGAAACTCCAAATTGATGCGGAATCTAAAGAGTTCATGTTAAGCATTTGTAATGATTCCATCCGAGTTCTGATAAATTACTTAGAAAAGATCTACATATTAGGAGAACCGATAGACATCAAATCGGCGAATAATCTGTGTTCTAATATTTCGTATGTTCAATTTGAGAAATATGTGGTTCAATTGAAGAATGGGAATTTGAGAGAGGCGATAGAGATTTTATGTGAAATACATGATTATGGATACTCGGTCATTGACATCTTGGATTATTTCTTTAATTTCGTAAAATTCACGCCGAATATAGAAGAAAATATTAAATACAGGATTCTGCCGTTTTTGTGTAAATACATAACTATTTTTCACAAGGTTCATGAGGACTCTATTGAGCTCGCATTTTTTACAAATAATTTGATGGAATTGTGGAAAGTATAATAAAATATTCAAATAATATATAATGGCATCTAAAGTTCAAACATGTATTGACAAATTGTCCATTAAAAGAGATGATAGTATTTTTTCAAAACCTAAACATCGTGAGTTTGATGCGAGTCACGCAACTAAAATAGCAAATTTGTGTCAAATTTTGTATGGAGATTTGCCTCCTGCGACTTCAAAAACCGCAAATATAGAAACAGAAAAACAATTATTCCAAGATTTAGTGTATCTGTGGTATAATAATCATTCGGTTGTTGAAGAACTTTATCATTTATTTAAATTATCCGGATTATGTTTTTTACATGGAATTCATTTATCTTTTGGCGAAGAGGAGGAGAATGAATCAACACAAATAATTAAACATCTAGGAAAATCAAAAACCAAAATTCGTCCATTTGATCCGGTTATATACATGAGAACTGAAATACGTAATTGTCAAGAAAAATTCATGGCAATTCCAATTACTTTTCAATTTCATGGTGCAAAAGCTTCTCACGCAAATATATTATTTATTAAAGTTGAAGGACGCAATAAAAATGAAAAAAGAATAGTACAAATGGAAAGATTTGAACCCCACGGATCAACTTATGGAAACGCATCAACGTCATATCGCATTAATGGTCTCATGAACAGTTTAGGGAATTCACTTTTTCCAAGTGAGCATTACGATGTGAAACAACTTATTAAACCAATTGATCATTGCCCAACCATAAAGGGGCTTCAAAATTTAACAGCCGGCAGCGCATATGAGGGTTCATGCACAGTATTTGCCATGTTGTATGCAATATTAAAATCAATAAACCCGGAACGCACACAATCCGAAATTGCGGATGATATTCATAAAATATTGCTGAAACACAACAATCCAACAATGATTGTCAGACTAATTGTCAATGTTTTAACAGGAATGTTAAATATCACGAAAGAGGGACCGCATTATTATATCGTGAGTCATACCGGCGAAAAAAGGGAACTTACAACTGATCAAGAAACAATAGTTAATGCTTGGATTAATAATGTCGGAACAAATGTCGTCATGCATAGAGGCAATAAATATGAGGGAAAATTTGAAGATGGACAATTTGTAGAAGGCACTATTACATTTGCGGAAACTAATTCCGCAGGCCGAAAAACCTACACAGGAAAAATCAACAAAGATACGATACAATTGAATGACCCGGAAGGCGAACTTATATGGAAAGATGGCAAAAGATACAAAGGAAGTTTTATTGACGGCAAAATGACGGGCAAAGGTGCCATGCGTTTCAAAAACAAAGATTTTTATGAAGGAGACTTTGTTGATGGCAAACAGACGGGCAAAGGCATATTTATGCATTCAGATGGAGAAATTTATAAGGGAGATTTCCTCAATGATGAATATCATGGCAAAGGTGATTATCGCAGTCAAGACGGAGAAACCTATGTAGGAGACTGGATAAATAATAACAAATATGGCAAAGGTGTATATCATTTTGAAGATGGAAACGTTTATGACGGGGATTGGTTAGAAGATGAGATGTCGGGCAAGGGCAAATATTATTACAAAAGTGGCAATGTTTATGAAGGAGATTTTTATAGAGATTATATGTGGGGAAAAGGCACCATGCGATATGTAGATGGTAGAATATATGAAGGAGACTGGAAAAAAGATAAGATAACAGGCAAAGGTTTAATGCGTTATGCCAATGGTAATGTTTATGAAGGAGACTGGCTGAATAATAAGATAACTGGCAAAGGCATTATACGTTTTTCAAATGGAAATTCATATGAAGGAGACTGGAAAGATGATTTAATGGACGGCAAAGGAAAATATACAAAAGCAAATGGAGAAGTGCTTGAAGGAGATTTTGTCAAAGGAATATACAAGAGGACGAGTCCGGCAAAAAATACAACGCGCAAAAGTAGAAGAAGCAAGGCTCCCAAGGCGGAAAAGCCAATTGGTTACATTGATTCTAGTGAATCTAGTAATTCAAGCAAATCTAGTAATTCAAGCAAATCTAGTAGCAAATCTAGTAATTCAAGAAAAGCTCCTAAGGCGGAAAAGCCGATTGGTTACGTTGATTCTAGTGAATCTAGCAAATCAAATGATTCAAGTAAATAATATAGACATATATTAGCGATAAACTAAGTAATACAGTAAAATGTCCAACCAAATATTTAAAACTCCGGTCCCCTCAAATATATTATATGACCTGTTGGAGAAAATATGTTTGAAAACTGACAAGTATTATTTTTTGGATGAAACAGCATATCGCAAGATGTTGTTTCATGAATTAGAAAAACCTTTTTTAGAACTTATCAGACCCTATTATTTTGCATCAAAATTATTCTATTTGGATCGCGAATTTACATACAACAGTTTCGCAAACATTGCGCGTCAAATTTGTAAATTCATGGATATTAAATTGGAATCAGAAATAAAATATTGCCATTCCAAATACTATATTAATTTTTTCATATACTGGTAACAGTACTAGTCATTTGTAAAGTGCCAGCATTGGAAAAATACTCATTTGTGCTGTCAACAATGGACGCCTGTAGGTATTTAGTTACTATAGACTTTGTTTTCATCAACTCAGCAGTTGATAAATACGCCAACCACTGATATTTTGATCTAGACAAAACCTCGTCCGCGGGAATCACAATTCCATATGCGTTCTTATCCAAATCAATAAAATCCTCGCTCATCAAATCATCTATCAAGATCTGTTTGCCCTTTGTCGTCTTAATTCCGATCAGTCTACCATCTACTAAACTGGCATGTCCTGCTTTAATATGTGCTTCAATCATTTGCGACGTTTGTCCTACAAATTTAGATTCATTAGAGAAATGATTTGATCTATTTCTTTCCTGTAAAACCGTGATCATCTCCTTTATTATCGGACACGACTTTCTAGCACCCATAACTTGCATCCCAGGAACAAATCCGGCACACCCATTAGAAGTTGTCCGATTAAGCTCTTCCGCAAAAAACGGCTGTCCCTCTATCGTGTTCATGTAAAGTGGCACCACATTATTTATACACAAAAACGAATTGGGTAAAACGACTCCTCCATAAATGTAGAGGATTTGAAGCATAGCCACCTCGCGAAATTGAGATTTGAAAGGCTCAGCCATAGTAGATAGTTTTACGTCCCACAAAGGAATAAGCTTACTAAATGATTCGTCATCAATGAGGCACACATTAAAATCATTTCCGCAATGATTAATGATAGTTTTAATGGTTTGGTGGATGTAAGGTTGATTCAGATCAGTGGTATTGCGACTCTGAAAATCTTTCCAGCGTCGGGCATTGACTTCATATTTGCTATGTATCCATAATTTGGGTCGGTTTAATCCATGGAGCGGCGATTCATTTAGCAAATACTCACGAATCATCTTATCGGTTTCATCTGTGTCGGACAATTTGCGTTTTATTGCGTCTCCATAGTAACTGACAAATCCAAGCACAGCAATCGCGGCTAAATATTTGTAAACATATTTTGATTCAAACATATTATATGATGACGATATAAAATAAAACTCATAATAATACAAATATAAACAAAATGTTTAACGACGCTAATATTGATGATGACTCTGATGAATTGACATATGATGACATAAGATTATATCGCGTGAAAAACCCAGTACTTTTTTTTAAATCTGTGTGTGTGGGTGTTGTTGTCATGACAATATTATATTTGAAATACCAATTGTCTAATTGCCAATGCGCATAAATGCCGCCTTAACCGCGTTCTGTTTTTCCTCATATTCGCGTCGCAATAACAATTCACGTTGTTGTTTCTGCATCATGGCTTGTTCATATTCGCGCTGTTGTTTTTCAAGCAGTGTATTGGATTCTTCTTTAGACATGGATGAACCGCGTGATTTTTCACGTTCATTGATGTATTGATCCACGGTTTTGTATTGAGGCACATTGGCAAAGTCTTTTTCAGATACTGAAAAAACAGTCTGATCTCTATGGACTTTTCGCACATCGTCAAATTTCAATTTACTGAATACATCGCATTCGGCATATGACGCCGTCCCTTCATCATCCCCTTCATAATAACTGGTGCCAAAACCGACTTGACGCATTTCTTTTACACCGCCATAAACAGTCATCGCAGCTTGCTTCTGTTTGACTTCGTTCATAACTTCGCCCATGTTTTTAGAATTCACAGTTTTGCCGCTAAAATCATGGATAGACTCTTCTTTTTTAAACCAATCATGCCGACTTTGATCTACTTTTTTGGACATATTGGATTCATATAATTCATTGAACTTGTCATTGAATTTGCCGCCCTTGGCATTCTCAAAATGCTTAGCTGAAACAGTATTGTCTTGCGCGTTTCCTATTCCAGATGACGCGGCCACTTCCGGCACATATGCCGTCTTTGTCATTGGTGCCATATTCATCTTATTTTTCTCCTTGTAAATATCCAGAATGATCTCATACGCCTGTTTGTAGAAGAGAAAATACTCAGAAGGAAGCTTAGATTTGTCAGGATGAATCATTAGGACTTTCATTTTGGCGGCGCGCATGGATTTTTCGGTCAAATCATACGTCAAGTCAAATAGTCCAAACATTTCTTCTAAAGTGTAATTTTTAATATCTAGGTTATGGGGTTTTTCGTGTTTCAAACTCATTATACAAATAATGCCAAAAATAAACAAACGAAATTAGCGCATATTACTTCGCAATTGGGTCTTTGACTTATATATTTTGCGTAACAAAAATATAATTATTTTGTTGATATAATTATATTTAGGAATCGTCACACAATGCAATTCACACCATACATAAAACAAGCCCCCGTCCAGCATAATGAATCCGCTTTATATGAGATTGAACTGACAAAAAACGCGTTTGTGGAAATGTTAAAAAATAATACCGGCAAAATTGTTATTAAATTAGGCGCCACCTGGTGCGGACCTTGTAAACGTATTGAGTCCCATGTTGTCCAATATTACAACGAGATTACCGAGAAATTCCCCAACATAAAATGTATCATGATTGATGTAGACGAATCTTTTGAGATTTATGGTATGTTCAAGACCATGCGTCAAATATCGGGAATCCCAGCAATCCTGTGTTTTAACAAGGGCAATATGTCGCCGATTCCGAATGACTCTGTAATTGGTGCGGACCATGCGGCCATCAATGAATTTTTCAAACGGGTTGTATCTTAATTATATAAAAAATTATATAATGTTTTTACGGTTTTATAATTTTCTTCTGAAAGTTTAATAAACCTAAGCATACTAATATTTATTTCTCGGTCTTTATTGTAAAGTTTTCTTTCAACATCACTCGTTATTGCGGTATACTCTTTCAGATCTATAGTTGAATGCTCACTTGGATCTTTTCCATAATATTCACTTATTTTTATTATTTCACCATTTGCCAACAGAAATAACATTTTCTCTTTTATTTTGTTTTTAATTTCTTCTTTTTTATATTTATTATGAATGCATCCAGTTCCCATTATAGTTTCATCAACACAATCTTTATTATATAATAATTCATTTACTTCTTTATCTGAATTATATTCATCATCATCAATTTTTTCAGGAATTTTGCTATAATATTTTTCAATTTGTTTGTTTTCAAAAAAATTACCCCCTCTTTGAATTTGTTTTCTCTTTTTTGTCAAAACATTTTTTCTAAATCTTTTGCGTTTTGATTTGTCATTTTTGCGACGACTTTTTAAAGACTTTTTCATTTATATTATTTATTTATATTATTATATCTATCTATCTACAAATATAAACTCTGATTGGTAGAAACGTGTTTTAAAACAAAACCATCAATCTTGGACAAGCGGTTCATCAAATCTATCTTGCCCATATTCTCACATACTGATATCAACTCACGCGCCACAGTTGATATCTTTAAGATCGCTTTCGTGAAATCACCCGCAGACACACCCTTCTCCTCACTAAGTCTCTGTAGCAATAATCGGCATTCTCCTTCATCCTTACATAAACACCAGTCCATCACATCATCTACAATCGTGTAGGAAAAACTATCCATATTTTCGCCAGAATAAATGCGAACTTCTTCTTCGTCTTGAATCAAGGAATCGCAAATCCGATTTAAATCGCGGATGCGATCATTTACTAATCCACAACCAGAACAATTATTCGGTCCGACGTCCTCTCCATTCGGGACACGAACGTCGGTGAAAACCGACAAGAATCCTGCTAGATGAATGGGTTCAAATTCGGCAAAATCATTTAACCCAACCAATATTTCAGTCATTAATACAGGATTAACTTCGGCTATTTGTCGGCAAATCTGGCCCTTGACCTCGGTTAAAGTAAATGAATCTTCATGGACAATTTCACGTTTGCGCAAAACACGGATGACATTATGGATTTGATTTTCAATATATTGAGAAGTAGATTCCAGTTCGCGAATCTTCTTTTGTAAACCGATTTTCAAAGATTCATATTCTCGGAAATACACAATGTCTTTTGAAACAGTTGGATTGGATTTTATCAATTCGGCGATTTTCTTATCCACCTCTTTGCGTTTTTTATTGCTGGCCATTTCAAGAGATTTATTTAAATCATGGAATTCTTGTAAGATCTCTATCGGAGTCTTCACAGTTTCAAACCCATCCTTCTTTTCAGAGAGATCAGTTTCTAATTCAGCGATTTGTGTCCTCAGTCCGTTTTCCATGGATTCCAATTCCAAACTTAACATTGATTTTTTAACAAACTCTTCGTATTCAATAGAGTCAGACAACAAATTAAGTATCATTGGATAATAGATCTGGAACTTACTGGTTAGTTTCTGTGGAACCCCACCCAATATTTCTTTATATGTTGTGATATCAGGCAAATCAAAAAGGTTGGAACAGTGGATTACATTGCCGATTGTGTCAATGCCTCGCCTACCGGCTCGGCCGGCCATCTGCGTATATTCATGCGACATTAAAAACCTCGGATGCTCCCCGCCATCATGTTTCTTCAAACTTATGAATACAGCCGTCTTGATCGGGCAATCTAATCCAATTGCGAAACTCTCTGTGGCAAATAGAACCTTAATATATTTCTTAGAAATCATCAGTTCTACTATTTCACGCAAAACCGGTATCATGCCCGAATGATGAATTCCCACACCCTTCTGAAGTAGAGAAACTAATCTAATGTATTCAGGCAATTCTGCGTATTCTCTCCAATTGGGCAATCTGCGCAAAATGGCGTCGCATTCCTTCTGAATTTGATAAGGAGTACATTCATCTTCATCTAATAAATTCGTCTGAACTTCTTCGGCGCATTGTTCAACCAATCTTCTAGAAAAAACAAATATGATGACAGGAAGCATGGACTCCTTGTGTAAATGCCCGATCAATTCATTTAAAACAAACTGACGATTAGTTCTCATATTATGTTTTGTCATCAAACTCGCAATATTAGAAACTGTTTTGTAAGTTTCCGGCCGAAATGTCCCATCTGCTTCCTGAATAGTTAAACACTTACACAATGACTTACGAACAGTAGCCGACGCGTCCTTGTCATTTATCTTCTTAAAAAGACCTTCAGTGCTTGTCATAAAAACATAATGTGTGAGAGGAACCACCCTGTGATTTGTAGAGCAAATTACTACGGATTTTTGGTTACTTTCTTTTACAGACTCGCACCAATGGGCAAATCGGGTGGGATTATCAATGGTGGCTGATAACATGATCATTTGAACTTGAGAGGGTAGCATCATGATACTTTGTTCCCAGACTTGACCGCGATGCTTGTCGTTGATGTAATGGCATTCATCAAAAACAACGGCGGCTAGGTCTTCTTTAATATTTATATCAAAACTGAGATGTTGATGTTTTTTAGATTGTGAATCGGATAATTCAAAAAGACGATTCATGAGGATCTCGGTGGTCATGATTAAGACATCAGCGCCGGGATTGGTTTTAATATCGCCTGTTAAAAGACCAAATGAAATATGAGGGAACTTTTCCTTGAACACATGATACTTTTGATTGGATAAAGCTTTAATGGGACTGGTATAAATAACTTTCTTACCCATTTTAACAAAATGCTCAATTGCGAATTCGGCGGGTAATGTTTTGCCGCTGCCTGTGTGAGCTGTAACCAAAACGTGGTTGCCTTCCACAATTGCGGTAATTGCTTGTTTTTGAAAATCACTGAGTTCATATGAGTAATTTTCAAAATAATTGTTTGATGATGCTGATGCCATTTCAATGTGTGTCTAAAATAATAGTAACAAAGCATTTATCTGGTTTCAATTTATTAAGTTTGAGAAGGGGTCTGAATGAAAGCGGCGGGAATATTCTTTTAAAAATCTCTATTGGTTTATAAATCATTGCGATAGAGATTTCTAAAATGTTAATAGAACAATATATTTTCATCTTCATCTTCTTTTTGTTTGCCGCCGTCTTCATTTATATTCATGTGGCCTATCCATTTTGGTCGCACATGCCAGTTAGTCACATATATGATTGGCATCACCGAGTGCCTTATTTAAACAAGCCGCGACCATTGGAATTGACACCTTATCATAGAGGCAACAAGTTCTGCGATCCAGTGAGAGTATCAACAACGTCTTTTTATGATTTGACAGCGGAGATGACAGACAAATTCATAGATTTGTTAAATTGTCATTATTTGCCATCAGATTCTATTTTGTTTGCGATAGAGAAAAAAAGTTTCAACACTTTGTTTAGCGGACATTTTGACACTCCCTACATTTCGTTTTACACGCAAATCATTTTTACAAAAAACAAATCGGAAATTACAGATCCAACAATTCAAGGATGTATTGCCAGTTACCCTCTACATATTTATAGCAAACAAGCTCCCGAATTTAAAACAGCAAATTGTTTAGGATACTTGTCATGTTCCAATTCAGAGAACACAACGGAAACACGAAAACTGATAGCAACGCATGAACACGCGTGTAGGAGAAAAAACCCGGAAATAAAGGCCACAATCCTGAAAAAACATGTAGGAAATTGCCAAGGAGTGAGACCTCTGGCCGAATTTGAGACGCGGCTTCTCTACATAAATCCCCGAACTAATTCAGAAAATAAAGCAAAGACTAAAATGTCACCTTTTCAAATATATCGCGAAAATTGGAGCATGCTAATAGACATGCTGGCAACATTACCGTCAAAATTTGACTTTTGCGCCTACATAGATATAGGAGCAATTAAAGCGCGCGTGGATGCCTCGCAAATGTGGATATATGGATTAAGTGATCCAAGTCAAGGCCATAAAGATGGTATTGTTGCTTTATATTTCATAGAGGACGCGTTGATGCTTTATGAAAACGTGAATGATTATGGAGGCAAAACGCTGACTTTGAGCGCGTCTTTTTACAGGGGTAAAGACAAGGCGGCATTTGCGAAGGGGTTTACGGAATCGGTTAGATTGATCCAAAAACAAAACAAGGATTATGTCATGATGTTGGTGGACGACGTGGGACACAATGGATATTTGACCGATGTGTTGGACGCAAAATTGGTAAAAAAAACGAGCGGGGCATATTACATAATCAACTATTTATTGCCTGAAAATGTAGACAAGGAACGGATGTTTTTATTAGGGTCTTGAATTTAATAAAGATTCAATGGTTTTTTTGGCATCTTCTTTACCATTAAATTTCAACATACATATTTTACGTTCATCAGGATTGGACGCGTTTGTATTAACACTTTCACCAATATCATTGACAAATGTTTCCATTTTGTTTGGTTGAGGCGAAGTAATAAACTCTGAATTTATTTGTAATTCTATATCATTATATAGAATTTTTGCCAATATTCCATAAATAGTATTTGATTGTGTTTGATATTTCGCAAGGACTTCTATTTCATCAGTATTCCATGAAAGAGAAAAAGGATGGATACCTTTTGTGTCAACCTTTTTAGATTTTAACACTTCTATGATTGCTTGAAAAGTTTTATTTAGAAATTTAATTAAACCTTCATTTGAATTAAATGAATTGTCAGTTGTTTCTTCCATTACTTTTTCAAAACTGTGTTCTGTATTCTTTGTTTCCACAGCAGTCTTAACATTACTCAACATAACTTTCGCATCATTATTCTTTGGAACAATATCTGAATTACTTGTACTACAAAAATATTGTAACAATTTAAACTTCTGAACAATCATCAAAAACTCAATTGTTTGTTTGTCTCTATTGATGATTTCATATTGAATGGTTTGGTTAGAGGTTTTGACAGGAGCATTTGAATTGTTTCCAAAAAAATTAATATTTAATACAGAAACGCCTTCATTATTGGTTTCTGTGATTTGGGTTGCAGGGGTTTCTTCAGATACTTCACCCATCATTCTTGAAACCTGTTTTCCAAGATTTTGATATGCTTTATCAAGTTTGTCTTCAAATTTCTCATTAAACAATGATGGTTCTTGTAGCAATTCAAAATGTTTATAAAAGGGCGTCAAATCAGTTAAGTTAATCTTGAGATTTGACGATGGATATATGTGGTCAACCATGATAAATCCAATATTAGGATTGCTCAAATTCGCACCTCCCACTATTTTTTTGGTTTTATTTTTTTTTACTTTTTTAGAATTATGTTTTCTAGATCGCGGCATCTATATATGATAACGCACAATTAAAATTCAATTAAAATACGAAAAGTTTTGCTGGATTCAGCAAATTATGCAGGTTTGTTAAATAATTTAGGTCGCAAATTTTCCATTTCCTTATCCGGTATGTTCCCATAGAGAAATCGTTTGACTGACTTAAAGCTTTCCAACATTTCAATGATAAAATGGATTGAATAAACACCGCATTCTGTGTCTCCTTGCTGGTGATCACTTTTATTGGTCAAAAACTTGAATTTGATAGGATCATCCTGTTTCAATCCCTGGTCCTTCACGGTTTCAACGAATTGTTTAATTTCTTTTGGAATGCCGCCTTTGGCACTATCAAAAAACACAACTGATTTATGTTTAACATCAATAAAAATAGAGACCCAATGCGACCCACCCTGATTGTGTTTATCCAAATTGAAAACCGCCGCAAATCTAGTTTTGCCAGCAGCCATAAGTTCTTTCAATAAAAATTTACACAATTGATCTTCAACACAATGGCCGTCCGAATATTTGAAATCATAATCAATGGCGCTTGTTCCTAAATACTTAAAATCGGTGTATCGTTCTTCATATTGTTTCATGACCTTGTCTATGTCGTGATTGCTGAGCCATTCATTCTTATTTTGAAGCCATTCGGGTGGATGTTCGGGGGCAAACAGTGTATTTAATAGCTTTTGTTTTTCTGATGGTTCATCTATCTCATTTAAAAAACAACGTTCATCTGCGCAATGAGACAAGCGCATTTTGAATTCATGCCAAACTAGGATAGGTCTAGTAGCCATAATTAGATTCTCAGGATGATCTTTGTTAAACTCATTGCGCAGACGCATTAATACAGATTTTGTGATACAAGAGTCTTTTGCGACTTTATCAGATTTTTTAACTAATGGACTACAGGCGAGGACGGCGTTTATGCCTCCTTTTTGACGTCTTATTGTTTTTTTATGTTTTCTAATACGTCTTTTTTTATGTTTCAATGTTTTCATTAACTATATATACATTACTGATAATAACTGATAATAAAAAAACAAACATTTGCGTTTTTATTATTTTTTTAAAGGAACGAGTGAAAACATAACCCATGTTTTAAAGGAACGAGTGAAAACATAACCCATGTTTTTATTTAATTTCCTGGCTTGGCAGCAACCTTCTTGACTACCTTTTTGACAGCAGCAGCGGGAGCAGTTTCAACCTTGACCTCTACCTTAGTCTCTACCTTTGGTAGGACCTTTGGAACAACCTTAGGAGGCTCGGGCTCAGGCTCATCATCATCATCCTCCTCATCACTATCAGCAACTTGAGTTTGAATTACTGCCTTGGCAGCAGCAGGAGCAGTAGGCGCAACTGATTCCTCCTCAGCGGCATCATCTTGATTGCTATTGTCAATTGCCTCTTGATCCTCCTCGGTCAACTTAATGTGGCACTTGCCAAACACACTATCAGTAACCTTGGGCTTGACGACTGCTTGAATAAGCTTCCATGTGACACCCCATCCCTTGCCACCGATCCAAATGCCACCGCACTGTAACACAGCAGCAGCAGTACTCAACTTGGGAACAAAGTGAGCAGGAGTAAGCTCCTCATTGGCATTAGGGAACAAGAGCTCACCCTTGGTGTCATAGATCTCTACATTCCACTTGTTCTCATTCTCATAGAACGGAACCTTGGCATTGATGTTGGGCTTCTTTGTGGTATCAATCTTCTTGGTGCCCTTGACCTTGGGGTACTTGAGAATAGGGAAGAAGGTGTGCTTCAAAATTCCCATATCCAGCTGCTCACCCCACCACAGCTCGCTGTTCTGAACAGCAGACTCTAAAACGGTCTGCTCAAATTGCTGCATCTTCTCTAAAAATGCCTCGGTGTTCTTATTTGCGTAACTCTCATTGGGAAAGGTGAATGAGATCTGATACTTGCCGTCAGAGACGCCGGTTTGCGGGTCTACAAAGTCACTGATGCCCCAGGTGGTAAGGGAAGGAGTGGTGACATGTAGACTGCGATTGCTCTGAGTGCTGATTAAACTGATTGACTTGCCTCCCTTCTCATTGACTTTAGGAGGCATAAAACGGATATTCTTAGGATTCCAATCGGAAACAGGAATAACGACAGGTTGAGTTTTGGCTTGAGTAGATGACATTGTATACTGTTAAAAGTGTGATCGCTTTATATTATTTGAGAAAAGCAATTTGAAAAAACATCTGATCAATTTTTTGACGACTCGTGAATACAGACAACCTCTGCCTAGAATTGTTTGATTTATATCAATATAGACGCAATTCACATGAAATATAACATATACAATATATAGTGTCTAATGCTGTCTAAAATGATGAGACCTGTTGACGAAACTGTGCCCGAGTACGAAATGCTAAATAAAGACGCAAAACCCCTTGAGAAGTACAAATTGCCAGAACTAAAAATGGCGGCAAGATATTTTGGGTTGCGTGTTGGTGGAAATAAAACCGAGTTGAAAATGAGATTGATAGAGAATCTTGAAAAAACAAAGAAAATAGTTAAGATTCAAAAGACATTCCGCGGACATTTGGCACGAACGTGGATCAAACTTAAAAAAGGAACTGGTGAGCCGAGTGTGAATGACACCGATTTTTATACAATGGATCCGATAGAGGAGATGAAATTCATGTATTACATTCATTATACTGAAGAGGCAAATAAAACCAGCTACACATTTAATATAAACTCGCTTGTAACGCTAATGTTGAAAAACGGCAAACTGGAGAATCCATACACAAGACAAGACATGAAGAAAACCTTGGGAGCAAAAATGCTAAGAATCATTAATTTGACATCCATTCTATTTCCACAAAATGATTTAATGAAGAATTCCACGGAAGTAATGACAGAAATAGAGAAGATGCGTCCGGCGATTCCAATAGATCCCGCGGCTAATTATCAAAACATGGCGAATGAATTATTTATGAGAATAGATTCGCTTGGTAATTATACAAATGTAGAATGGTTCAACGGATTAACTAACAATAAATTATGTGCACTCATTCTGCGGATTTATTATTTCTGGGGATTTATTGACAGGCAATTGAAAATGCGTATATGTCCGCGCAAGAGCCCTTTTTCAATTGACAATTTGGGAATAGATATGGTATCTACAGATCGCACGATAGAGGAGAACCGCGCAATTGCGATTCGTGTAGGAGAAACTTTGGTCTATGATGGGGCGACCGATGAATATAGGACTTTGGGAGCCATGTATTTTGTAACGGGAATGACAATAGTGTGTGAAGAGGCGCGAGAACAGATGCCTTGGTTATATGACAATTATTTTGCGGTCACAAGGAGGAATTAGAAATGTTATATTTTGATATTATATAACATTTACAATGAGCACATGGCCTTCACTAAAAGAACAAAATCCTTTTGTTACTGAAATAATAAATAAAAACAAAGGAAAACAATTTCCTTCTCCTCCTTCTGATTCATGGTTAAAGGAATTGAAAAAAATGGATGTGAAAAGACTTAATAGTAACGCCAATTGGCTTTCCCCCAAATCAAAATCTAAAAAAGGAGGCGCCAAAAACAAAAGATCGCAAAAGACAAAAACACGAAACTTTAGGAAAACACGACACCGTTCTAGAGTGTGAAATGCTCAAAATGAATAAATGCGTTAAACTACTTAAAAAAGTAACACTTATGAATGTATAATAAAATGGTCCGCCAAACAAAATCCACTGCTGCTTCTGCTACCCCCGTTACTAATGCTTCCGCTATTCCTTCTGTTACCGTAACTGTTGAGACTGTTGCTCCTGCTCCTGTTGTTGAGAAGAAGCCCAGAAAGGCTAAGGCTCCCGCTGCTGAGGTTGCCGCCCCTACATCTGTTGAGACTGTCGCTCCCTCCGTAGGAGTTACCGATGCCGTTCCTGCCCCTGCTGAGACCGCAGCAGTACTAGACGTTGCCACTCTGTCTTCCAAGCTGACCGATTTCAGCTCCAAGATCCAGGCTATTGCCAACCTTTTGTCCTCCATGAAGTCTGATTACAAGACTCTTGAGAAGACCGTTGCCCGCGAGCTTAAGCAGGCGACTAAGTCCAGTGGCAAGAAGAGAAGATCTTCTGCCAACAAGCAGCCCTCTGGCTTCGTCAAGCCCACCAAGATCAGTGATGAGCTCATCAAGTTCCTTGGCAAGGATGCTGGCACTGAGATGTCCCGTGTTGAGGTCAGCAAGGAGATCAATGCCTACATCAACTTACACAAGCTCAAGGACGAGAAGTGCGGCAGACAGATCAACCCTGATGCCAAGCTTACCAAGCTCCTTAAGGTCCAGAAGGGCGAGGTCCTCACATTCTTCAACCTCCAGAGATACTTGAAGATCCACTTCATCAAGGCTGTCCCTCCTGTTGCTCCCGTTGTTGCTTAAGAAAACATGTATTATGTTTTAACTCACTCACTCATTCAATTGAATAAATAATAATAAAACAAAATCATAAAAATCAAATAAAAATGTTATTTGATTTTTTCTAAGGAACTAGTGAAAACAAAGGGATTGTTTTCTAATGAACGAGTTAAAACAACACTGATAAACCATCAACAAAATAAATATATTTCAAACCAATATGAAAAATATTTGACACTTAATTCAAGTAGAAAATGAATCATATAATTCCATTTGTTGCGATCGCGGGTTACGTTTCATATCCCCCAGATTTTCGGATCAATCCCACATTATTACATGTATTATCAATTATTCACAATGCGTTTCTAGTTACTTTTAGTGCGTGGACATTCGTCTCAATGTCACAAATATTGTACAACGACGGAATTGTTTTCAAGTCCAATTATTACTTTCAGAATCCCCAATTTGACAGAATTATATTTTGGTTTTACATTTCCAAATATTACGAATTCTTTGACACGTTTCTTCTCTATTTGAACGGGAAAACTCCGATCTTTCTTCAAAAATACCATCATATCGGTGCGGTGTTGAGTTGGCATCTCAAATATTTTTACAAGGTGGATGGCGCATGGCTAACGACATTATTGAATTCTCTTGTTCACACAATAATGTATTCTTATTATTTGGGGTGTTTATTAAAGATCAATCAAGTGCGATTTATAAAACAATACATAACTACGATGCAGCTTTGCCAGTTTTTCATATTTTATATAAATTTTTACTATTATAAGCCGCCGATAGAAACATGGACAAATTACGCAGTGGTGACATTTGTCGGCATTTATGGCGTGGGTATAGTTTACTTATTTGGTAAATTTTATTATGTTAATTATATCAATAAACAGGATAAAATACAATAAATTTACTGGACTCTCTTTGCTGACTTGCTTCTGCGCTTGCTTTTTTTAACATTTTTCTTGGTGCTGGTTTTTGCTAAAGAAACGTCAACAGGAGAACCGCTTCCCAAATCCACTTTTCCAGATTTAATGTATTCCTTTACGCGATTAATTATTACACCCAAATTTGCCTTATCTTTCTTGTTCTTAGAAAAATAACTAATACAAGCTCTCCAATTTGTTTTGTCCGGTAATGCCATTTGTATATATTTAACAAACAAAGTATTTAAAAAATATGCGTCAAACACTTTATAATAATGTCTGAACCGCAACCCGTAAGATATGTAATTGAAGAAACCGAAGGAGATTCCATTCCTACGAAACTAATTGTTGAAAGTGATCCAATTAAGGAATTCATTGACGCAACTAAACCGCATCTCATCATCATGACACCTTGCTATAACAGTTCCATGTATGTAGGGTACACACAGTCATTGATTGCCACACTTTTCATGTGTAAGGAGTATGGAATAGTGGCGAATGTTGTATTTTGCCGTAATGATAGTCTTGTGTCCAGAGCCCGCAACAATTTAGTTGCCAAGGCCATGTATAATAAATCGGCCACACATTTCTTATTTATTGACGCCGACATCACTTGGAGTCCGATTGACGTCGTGAAATTAATAGTGGCTGACAAACACATTGTCGGAGGCATTTACCCCATCAAGAATTACAATTGGGACGGACTTATGAATAATCATCCCAGAAATAGCATTGAGGCAATTAAAAGCCGATATGAAACCAGCATTTTCAAAAACCGTTTGTCATTGCCTGAATTTACTAAGATGAACATGGTGCGATACAATATTAATCACGAAAGTAACGTGTTGAATGTAGAGAAGAATTTGACTAAGGTCCGGCATTTGGCAACAGGATTTATGATGATTAAGCGTCAAACGTTTGACATGATGTTTAAGGCATTTTCGCACACAAAGTATACGGATGATGTGTCGTTTTTGGAGGGAGACGAAAATCTCAATGCTTATGCTTTATTTGATTGTGGAGTGGAGAACGATCACTATTTTTCGGAGGATTGGATGTTTTGCGACCGATGGCGCAAAATGGGAGGAGAGATTCATGTGGATGTCAGTATTAGTTTGGATCACACAGGCATAGAGACATTTAGTGGTTGTTTCTTGTCAACAGTGGCATAAAACAATGTTTTTTTGTTTTTCTGTAGTTTGTAGTTATTGGCATAAAATAATGTTTTTTTGTTTTACTGTAGTTATTGACATAAGATTAAAACCAAATTGTATAATGTTTCATATATTATACAATGAATGAAATAGATAAATTGACTTTAAAATTGTTAACAAGCAAAAAGAAATACAATTGTTATTTGGAAACGATAGAGCCTGATAAATCAGCGGAGATCAACGAGTTTTATGGGAAAGTTAAAAAATACAAACAACCCATTTTGGAAATGTTTGAAAAATATCTGGAAGATCCGGAATCCCAGACGGCCAATGAAGTTGATGACGCGATAGAGTATTGTTTGAAAAGTATGGTAAAACATTTAGAAATTCGTTCCTCAGAAAACAAAGCGGCAAAAAATGATTATGATGAACAAGATTCTTCAGAAGAAGAAGAAATAGAAGAACCTAAGAAACCTGAAAAATCTCTATGGGGTAACAAAATAAACAAGCGCGCAACTCTCATGAATTCTTTGGATTCCTTTGTGATAAAAAGTAATAACCTAAACAAATAACATAGATCTATCCCAAGACCTTCATCTATAATGCACTGGGAAGCAAGACATTTTACCATGTTTGTGAAACAAACTCTATCTGATTTTTTTGCCAATAAACGCGTTTTAGATGTTGGGTCCGGCGACATTAATGGAAACAATCGTTATTTATTTGACAACTGTCATTACGACGGTAACGATGTCATTGAAGCAAACAATGTTACTATAGTATCAAAAACCAAAGACTTGCCTTTTGTGAATCAACTATTTGACACAATTATATCAACCGAATGTTTTGAACACGATCCCGAATATGCAGAGTCTTTTGTTAAAATTCATAATATGTTGAAACCAGGTGGTCTATTCTGTTTTACATGCGCGTCAACGGACCGCCCCGAACATGGAACCCGCAGAACTAGTCCCGGTGATTCCTACGGCACAATCGGAAACTTGGATGACATGTCTGATTATTATAAGAATCTTACTGCGCAAGATGTGAATGACGTTATGCCTTTTAATCAGTTATTTTCTGCCTGGGACACCTATTATAACGATGCTTCCAAAGATTTGTATTTTATTGGAATTAAAAAAGGCGCAGAACCAATTGCTTTACAAACTTATACGAACAATCATGTTTTTCACACTCATTCAAGTCGCGAAGTTTAATTAAAGAAAGAAAAAATTGATCATTTTTTTCTTTGACCAGATCAAAGCATAAAATAAAATATCCTTAACAAAATGAACACTATTACTAATCCTATATTATTACAAAGTTTGAAAATCCAATGCGGCCAAGTGGACGACATTGGTAATAATCGCACGCAACAAGATGATTCGTGCGTCATTATTAAACCCGAGATTAACTGCGCCATTTTCGCAGTCGCCGACGGACATAGCGTTGATACCGGTCACATTGCCGCGAATGCCTGTATAGCCGCCATCAAAGAATTCACCGATGACAATATGGTCATTCTAGCAGAAAACCCTCTACAATTTTTGGAGAGATGCTTTGCTCATGCTCAAGAACAAATTCGCGAGGCATTCACAAGTCATTACACTGAGAAGGGTTTTGAAGTTAAGCAGGAAAACGGCATTTTACTTAAGCGCCGATTTCCTACACACAGTTTTACCAACATTAGTGGCGGATCAATGCTCACGATTACTGTGTTGAATGGCACCAAATTATACATTGCGAATGTAGGCGATTGTGCCGCGCAATTATGCGTCAATGAACCGATTCTGAAAAATAGTATGTTGAAATACGAGATTGATGTCGCGACCGGTAAGACAGAATTAGAAGCTAGTGCTGCTAGTGGTGCTTCTTGTGATGGGGTTTCCGTCGCAAAAGCTCCAACTAAACTAACGCATTTGGCGCTTACTCGCGACCATTCGCCCATGAACCCAGATGAATACCGCCGAGTGCGCGAGTTTAGACCATTACTGACAGATCCGAATAAGGCCGAGTTGTTGTTTGTCTATGATAAACAAGATACACCCAAGCCTTATTGTGAACCGGTGTTTTCTGTAGCCGAAGATGGATCTCTAACTGTGAGAGATGACGTTGCCTATTATTGTAAGAATGTGTCTAGAGAACGTGCTACATATGTGTCGGTGCCAAACGACGCACATTACACAGACGCACTCGCATCTGCCAGAGCAATGGGTGATTTTAACATTGGAAATTACGGCGTGTCACCCAAGCCGGAGATTCAGTCGGTTGATTTAAGCGCCGTATTTGAACGCACGGATGTGGCATGTATGGTTATTGCCACGGATGGCGTTTGGGACAATTGGATTCCCGATCATGTTACCAAGTTTATGATGGACAAGTCGTGTTTGAGCGCAATTGACGCTGATTTAGAAAAGGGCGCGCTAAGAGTGACAAAGTCATTCATGATAAGAAACCACGATTTTGCGCAAAAGTATTTTAAAGGCAGTGCCGATAATGCGACAAGCATTGTGGTTTATTTGAAGCCGCGAGAGTTAACGCATGTTCCTGTGAAAGAATCAGATTTGAAGGTGGAAGAGGTTGATGAATAAATTATAAATACAAAAAATACAAATATAAAATACAAATATAAAATACAAATATAAAAAAATAAAAAACACAAAATACAAATAAAAAACACAAAATACAAATAAAAAACACAAAATACAAATAAAAAACATAAATACAAAACACAAAATAAAAAACATAAATACAAAACACAAATACAAAACACAAAATAAAAAACATAAATACAAAACACAAAATAAAAAACATAAATACAAAACACAAATACAAAACACAAAATAAAAAACATAAATACAAAACACAAATACAAAACACAAAATAAAAAACATAAATACAAAACACAAAATAAAAAACATAAATACAAAACACAAATAAAAAACATAAATAAACCTTTGCCAAGGGGGTTTTTTTCTTACTTATTGTCTAATAACTTGCCACAACACACACAATTTGGAATTCCTATTGTCAATAAAACATTGCCAACATGTGGTTCCCTTAATTTCATCAGTGGCATCTTTTATGGCTTTTTTTTCATTATTGTTGTATGCTTTTATGTAGGCGGTGATGTTCTTTTCATATGAAGAATTTGTATTGGGAACCGAGAATTGAAATCCGACCATGGCAGCAATGATATCTTTAAACTCGGTGGGAAGCGCAAGCGGCGCCACAATCCGTCTTATAACTTCTGTTTTTTCTTCCTTTGACAAGATTTGGCCATTGAAATTAGTAAAGATATAACTTTGTTCTTCTACTGGAATATCAATGATATAAGGCACGCGTTTCTTGCCACGTTGACTGACGACTTGTCCTTCAGACAACAGATTTCTATAATTTGAAGGATGCATCTTTGACGGTTTCGCATCCACTTCTCCCCCCTTGGACTTAATTCTAGCCGAAGTGTAATTCGCCAAAGTATAATCACAATCATTGTCAAACCAGTTCAAATATTCCTCAATGGCATGTAGATCAGTATAATGAGTCGGTCTCAAATCAATATTCAATTCATCGCCCGAGTACTCATAATTGTCGCAAAACCGCGCGGCCAATGATTGCGCCGTTGCTGTAGTATTACGTTTCTTTGGAACCATCTCATAAGTTCCGCCTACATGTTTTCGCACAATTCTCTTAGATGCACGCCAAAACCCCTTCACGAAAATGATGGTGTGATGAGTCGGCGCGTGTTCCATGATTTCATCTATTTCCGAAATCCTTGTTTCCGAATTATGTGTAGTATGTTTCCAACCGAGCATCGTGGCCGCGTGATAAATATTCTCCATGTCCATTTTGTAAGACACACGAATCGGAAAATATTTCTTGGTAGTTCCGGCATATCTTTCATTCCATGTATTCAAGAGATCAAATGCCTTCTCTCGCGAATCTAATATAGGCGCAACAATGATTCTCCCATCATCCGTCATTGACCGGAATCCTTTGTATGCCGGTCCGGGCACAAGCTTGACAACACATGCCTTGTCTTTCCATTCCTCAGATTGTAAATCATGGGAAACCGTCTCGGGTGTGGCTGAAATATCCAACATCTTCATTTGACGATCCTTAACAGTTGCGTAATCGGTCAAGCCGGCGCCCTTTAACATCTTGGACCCCGTCATATTCTTTCCGGAAGCAATATGACATTCGTCGGTCATAAGAAATCCATTTTCCAATTCGGCTATAATATCAGTGTTTTTAAGCAAATTGCCACGATGTATAACGTTTTGAACAAAACATGGCAACATATTCTTCTTGAATTGTTCTTCCCAATCCTTATCACTCATTCCACATGAAATATACATGTCTTTTATATCCACACAATGATTATTGTCAGGGTGCGTGCCTAATAATCGCATCACTTCTAACGCGGTGCCTGTCTTGCCGGTTCCTGGTTGAGCCACTAGACAAACGTGAGTCTTACCCTCGCAGAAGGCAATAACGCATTTAACGGCTGCTTCGCGCTGATTGGGATAGACAATTTGTTTATTTGATCTGCGAGCCCATTCTTCCTTATGGGCGAATTCGCGATTGATAGTTTCGCGTTGTTGATTTAATCTAAGTTCAATATCGGATATCATTTTAGTAAATTTATTTTATATTTATCACACATGTGCAGTTTTTCAAAAAGATCAATTTTTGATGACGCATAAAATCTTATTTTATAGTATAAGATTTTATATAATGAATTCAAAGAAAACTCCATCTAAGCTTGCCATCAATAAAAAACTATTAATAGCGGCAGAAAGTGGAAATACCGGTGAAATTCTGGAATCATTGGATCTTGGAGCAGATTTGGAATATAAAAAATCGGGTGTCGGACAAACACCATTGATGTTATGTTGTAAAAAAGGCGATTTGGAAAATTCACAGCTTCTAATTTCTCGCGGAGCCAATATCAACGCCGTAGATAATGATCATCAAACGCCTTTGTTTTTTGGAATTATAAGTTCAAATATTGATTTGATTCGTTTTTTAATTGAAGACGCCGGAATTGAAATGAATTGTGTTAATGGAAAGACACAAACACCATTGTCTCTATTGCTCAACACGTCATCCATTGTCATAAAAGACAAATGTAATTTGGTTCCCATTTTTTTAGAAAAAGGTTCTAGTCTGATTGTCAAATACGTTATTGATGGAAGAACCGCATCCACTTTAAACGACTCTGATGCCAATCCAAACTCAAGATTTAGTGAAAACGCATTGTTTATTGCTGTTGACAAATTCTTACAGGATCATGATAAAAATTACAAGAAAATAGTTAAACATATGTTGAGACATAGCAGCAAAGAAAATTTAGCATTTGCCGCAAATCTTCAAAATAATAATACAAATGTATTTTTGAAAGTATTGTTGGATGAAGGGTCGCGAAATACATCAAAATCAATAAGAAAACAATTTGAATTGACGGACATGTTGTTGGAAAAAGGCGCTGATATAAATTACAGATTCCAAGAATATGATCAAATTAGACGGATGCGTGCGGAAATTCCGTTATTTGTTAAATTGTGTGCGAATTCACAAACACCATTGTCAACAATAGAATATGTTGTTAATTATACAGATCTGAAAACAACCGATGAAGATATTGAAAAACTGGAAAATGTAAAAGGAGATGCCTGTCGTATTTTTCAAATGCGACATGAATTGGCAAAACGCAATATTAACATGCCATTTGAAGCCAATCAAGACGTAATTGAAATGATGTTTGGAAAAATTGCGAATTCAAAAAGTAAAAGCAGCAGTAAAAGTAGTAGCGAAGGCAGCAGTAAAAGCAGGAGTAAAGGAAGCAAAGAAGGAGGCAAAAAAACTCGCAAAAAAATATAATTATAAATTATAGATGGCTTTACAGATTCGTTTCTACGACAATGAAGAATCAAATTGGGACAATGATATGATTGCGTATCGTGATCAGATTGAGTGGTTTCATGTGAATGACGAACCCAATAGAGTCGCAATTCAAAATAGATATGCTAATAATGCTGAACAAAACCAGGAATACATTCATAATTTTGCTTCAAGAGGAAATAGTTATGCACGATTTTTGAATGGGTTGCCTGCTAAATTTAAAACAAGTATTATGGGAAAAGGTCGCCCAAATAATGGAATAGATGATAATTTAGGTGAATTAAACACGTGGATCGGCAGAAGGAATGGGCAAAAAGTGTTGTTATTTGATTGGGATAAAACAATTACTGTTGTAGAAGGAATGCAATTTAGTGGATTGACCGATGCGGTTGATTTTGAAGACATGATTGAATATGTCATGGGAGGGCGCGAGCGGTTTCGTCGCATTCAACAAATGTTTCAAAGTTGTAAACAAAATGGTGTTGTTTTTTTCTTCATAACTCATAATCCAAATGCTAAGCGTGGTGGCGATAATCGCCGAATATATTTGGATATAATTAATAGACTTGTTAATCAAAGTGCTGCTGACAATTTGGATCCAGATTCATTATTATATGCAAGTGGCAATTTTGGATTTAAGAAAAAGGCGGCAGCAAATGCCGCTTTGGGTGGTATATTAGTGGTTTCAAAAGCCCCATCTAGAGCTGTTTCAAGAGCATCTTCTCCTGCTAGAGCGCCGTCAAGAGCATCTTCTCCTGCCAAGACAGTTTCTAGAGCGCCGTCAAGAGCATCTTCTCCTGCCAAGACAGTTTCTAGAGCGCCGTCAAGAGCTACTTCTCCTGCCAAGACGGTTTCTAGAGCGCCTTCAAGAGCATCTTCTCCCACACAAGATTATTCAAAGATGAAGAAAGATGAATTAATTGAGGAATGCCGAAGACGCGGAATAGCATGCACAACAAGAACTCTTAAAGATGATTTGATTAAATCTCTTACTTCTTCAAAGAAGGGTGGAAAACAAAGTACTAGCAAACGAAGTACTAGCAAACGAAGTACTAAGAAAAATTTACGCAATTAAATGGCATAAACAAAAAATAATATAATTCAAATACTAATTTATATTATTATTCCAAATTCAAATGAACTATCAACATTCCATTTTTACTAACATTGAAAACATTTTCTCTATCGGCCACAGGAAATCCTTCACCCTCCATTTCTATAATTTGGCGCTTGCAGAATCGGATTCTCTCCATCTTGACTGATTTTTTTATAGACCCGATAGAGAATTCCAATTTTCCCCTTTTCCATAGTTGAACCACATCTTCATCTATCTCCACATGAACCGTTCCTGAATCTTCATCTATCCAAATATTCGGAGGCAACTCTGGCAAACAATGAACTGTCAATCCCTCTTCTTCATATTCCAATAGAGAATGCCAAAGAGGCACTATGATTCCTTCATCCTCCAATTTACAAACATTAGACATCATCAAATCATCTATATTTGGATTCAATAATATATGTCTATGTCTTTCATCAGGTTTTTTCCTAATTTTCTCAAAAAACTCATCCGATAAATGTAGAACATGTTTATATGATTCCAAGATGACACACAACTTAGAAGCTCTATCGGGATCCAAACGACCCATGAATGCCAAAGCCTTTTCTTCGCACATGCCCACCACCTTCATCAATAGAGGATGAAAAATCTTCCGTTGAAAATGTTCATTATTATACAAGGTTTCAAAAAACATAGATGCAATTCCTGTATAATTATCTTGGCCCATTTGAGGAACAAATCCTTTGTCTAATTGATCCAACAAGAAATCATGAGCTTCTTTTATCTCGCGGTATTTTTCGGCGGCGTTTGTTGCCGTATTCTTGTCCGGATGCCATTTGAGTGCTAAATATTTGTATTGTTTTCGCACGATCTCTATCGTGGTCACAGAATCCACTATTTCCAACACTTCACATGCTATGTGGTAATTCATTGTATCCATTGATCTTAATTATCATGTAATGAAACATACTTTCTAAATGGTAAATTGGCCGATAATTATTGTTGAAATATTTGAGAAAATTATAAGATCTGGTCATCACATCACTAATTGATTCACCCTTCAAATGACCATTCTCTATCAGATTACACAAAATGTGCCATACACATTCAACAACATCCAAATTGTAAACGAATATGTCATATAAGGCATCGCGAAACTGGGCATGGACTAATTTATTCGGCGCCAATAATTGCTCAATTATATTGTTACAAACAATATTGAATATATCCGATGGAACCGCGTCAATAGACGCCAACTTGGAAAAGTATCGCAGCTCTTTAAGATTCACGATTTCATTCACGGCAGTATTTTCCACAATAGCCTTTGCCGCATCAGTATATCCATTATTGCGCAAATTTCCGATCTTTTGTGTGAAATCTTCTTCCACAGTTGTTGTTGTTATAGCAACGTCTTCTGCCGCTGAAGATTTCACATATTTGCGAGGCTTATGAAGTTGCATGGCTCCAATTAGTTCAATGTATTTTTCTCTATCGGGGCGTTTCACAGAGATGATTTCACAAGAAGACAAAATGTTGTTCGGAATAAAACTCAGGTGTTCGGTGATTATCAAATATTTCAAATGGATCGGCGAAAATCGGGAATTGTATTCCTGAATATAACTATAAAAAATCTCTAACAACTCTGTATGAATCATATGAAAATTCTTACACATAATAATGGCACATTTGCCGTTGTCGGGCTTGACAGAAACTATATCCACAATCTGTTGAATTATGTCATGCCATATCAACTTTGAATTACATCCCAATAGAGACATGTCAATTTCATAATGAATGTCACTTATGTGATATGTGTAATCGTATTTCTCGGTCTGAATACTGATTTTCTTGTCGTTGGACAGACCGCTCGGACTGTATTTTTGTATTGCGGAGAGGGCCTGAGTATATTTGCCGGATCCGGGAGGGCCATAAAAGATCAGATTGGTAAGCTTAGATATATTTTGCGGAAACTTTTCAAAATAAGGTAAAAGTTCGGGATGGAGATTGTATATTTTGTGGGAATTCAAATAGTCTTCATAATGCGTTTCATAAAATTTCATTAAGATTGGTAATGATATTTTATTTGATAAAACTCTATATTTATTTTATCTGTAAATATTATATAATTATGTCTGAAATATGGTTGTACACTTCGTTACGAATGATTCTTATTACTATTGTTTTGATCGGTGGAGTTAATTGGGGCACAACCGCTATGGGATTTAATATTGTTGAAAAAATTAACTTGGCTCTATCGCGCATCTTTCATAAGCGTCTGTGGTTGGATCGCGTGATTTATGTTTTGGTTGCCGCGGCAGCAATTATTCTTGCGTTTGATCGCACATTATGGTTACCCTTTTTAGGAGAAACCGTTTTGCCCAGTTCTCTCATTCCTCTGAAGGAACAATCGGGGTCTACAAAGATCAAGGTGAAAGTTGCGCCGAATACCAAGGTGGCATACTGGGCGGCTTTGCCTCCGAAGGACGGTTCTGACGAAGATTCAGTTGAAATTGCTTATGGAAAATACGGAAACAGTGGCGTAACCATGTCCAATGATGAAGGTGACGCGACTCTATCGTTTGAGAAGGGAACTGGATATGTAGTGCCAAGCGGAAAACGGTTAGAAAGCCATGTCCATTATCGCGAATTGCCTGAAGAATATGCGTTATTGGGACCTATCAGGACTGTTTTTGTTTAAACCGGCGTATTTTGAAGATTGGCTGAATTTGTTGCTCCTGTAATTTTCCCCATTGGATTTGGCGCAGTGCCTGAATAAGTTCCATTATTTTCAATGGTTCCGGAATTAGTAATTGTTTTTCCTTCAGGAATTATAAGTGTTTTTCCTTCAGGAATTATAAGTGTTTTTCCTAAAAGAATTGTGAAATTTCCATTTAATGTGTGTGTATTTGCGCTGAGCGTCGCCATATTTGTCAAAGGAATTTGTGTCACGTAACTATCATTAATAATTCCTGAATTGTTAATGGTTCCGGAAATTGTATTTGAAGTATTAATTATTCCCAAATTAGCAATGGTTCCAGAATTAGTAAGTGTTCCAGAATTAGTAAGTGTTCCAGAATTAGTAAGTGTTCCAGAATTGGTAAGGGTTCCATTGTTTGTCACGATACCTTCAATAGTCAATGTTTTTCCAGAAGCAATAGTCAAAATTTGTCCCACAGGAATCACAAGATTCTGATAACTTTGAATTGTAATGTCGGTTGTTTGGTCTATTTCTTCTAGACGTATGGGCGTCATTTGAGTAAGATTTTGTAATAAATCCGTGCCCGATATTGAAGAAGAATTGGTGGGTTTTATTGATGAACTAAACAAAAAATCAGAAAATTTAGTTTGACCTTTGATATTTTGTATTATTGTATTTTTTTTAGGCAAGCTGTCATTTTTCACAGATTTAAATTTGGTTGAATAAATAGCTACATAAATAGAGGCAACAATGGAAACTATAAATATTAAAATTTGCGCATAAGTAGTGATTGACACGTTTTTAATGTCTTTGTCTTTGGCATTCCAAAACGAAAAACTATAAATCAATCCAATTAGCAAAAGGGTTGACGCATAGAATCCAGTGTTGAATATAAACAAATTGTCACGCTGATATTGTCCCAAACTTAGATCATATGATTTCACCTGAGCAATCCGATCCATATATGATTTCAAAACTGTGCCAATTCCATAAGAGTTCAGAATAACTGATAATAGAGACAATAAATAAACAAAATACAAAATATAAATTCCATATGAATTCGCATTCAACATTTGATACAGTTGTGTATTCGTGAATCCAGCAAAATATTCATTTCCATTTTTTGCTATAAATATCCAAGACACCGCAAAAATAAAAACAAGTATGAAATAACCAAATATCTTCAAATGCCGATTGTAAACATAAACCATACTGGCAAAATACATGATTCCACACATCACAGCGAACCCATTCGTGTCAGAAATGTCTTTTTTATTATCTATCTTATCCATCTTACAATAAATAGTATATATTATATATTGTAAATTTATCTATTCGCATCAACGTCGTCAAATATACACGAGTAAAAAAACATCTCGGACGCGTCTTTCAATATTTGGTTTTGCATAGTTATTGTGACAAGTCGCGACAAAATATATTCAATGTTCTTGATCTTCAAGTTAAACACACCGGCAAATTCATCGCTAATATATGTATTTTGTTTGAGAGCGCGAATGGACGACAATTTGTTTTTGAAAAAATCACACACATGCGTTGATATGATGTTCTTTATTTTCTCAGAACACATTTCATCCGAAACCCATGATCCTTTATCAAATTTTTCCCATTTCTGCTGTACTATGTCCACGCACCTAAATTGTTCGCCACAAAACTTATAAAGCAACATCGCAAAATCAAATGATGAAGGCGATAATATACATAATTCAATCAACTCATCCGCCGCAATTTGTAATAGGCTTTTGCGCACATGGATTGTCGCTTCCATTCTAGCATAAGAATTTTGGATCTTTCGGTTTTTTCTTGGTTCATATTTCTTTTCTAGTGCCTTCATGTATTGGCAATCATTTCCATCTTCATCTTTGGGTTTAGGGGGCGGAGGCGGAGGTGGTGGCGGCGGATTATTTTCCCTTTCAAAAATCGGATTGCGTTTTTTAAAAAAAATATTTTCTGGTCGGTTTTTCATATGATTCAACATTTATGTCAATATAATATATTCTATTTTAATTCCTTCGCCAATTTAACTTTTATGTGATGTGTTTCTTCTATCCATTTGATCAGATCTGTCTTTTCACATGTGCCAAATCCTTGTTCAAAATTGCGTAAATCAAGGAATTTTGGTTTCTTCATGGCCTTTGTTTTGTAAAATATATAAGGTCCAAATTTCCCTTTCCGAATACTCAAATCCGGCGTCAATTCTCTTAAAATTGCCGATGACGTTTCTGTAACTGAATCCAACAATTTGATCGCATCCTCTATTGTTTCTATCACAATTCCTTTCTTCACACTGACTTTTGTTTCCTTGTGTTCCAAATAAGGTCCAAACTTGCCACGTTTCAAATAGACAGGCGCGTCTTCATGGATCCCTAAAATCCTGTCTTCCGATTCCGCTAAATCCTCCAACGAATATTCACCCCTCTCCAGCTTTTCCATATCTATTTTCATTCCTTTCTTAACCGATTTGAAAACCGGTTTGCCATCTTCGGTTTTATCACTTTTATGTTTTAATATCATTCCATTTTTACCATAAATAAGCAAATGATCTTCACCAATAGGATAAGATTTCTTCTCCAAACCATCCAATTTCTTAATTAATTTGTCCAATTCTCTATCGCACTCTTCGCACAACCTGTGTCCAAATTCTTTTCCGTCGGCGACCAAATCCAATCGCGCTTCCATGTTCTTGGTGTAATCATACGAAAAAAAGTCAGAAAAATGCTTCAATAAGAATTCCGTAACTGTGATTCCCATCGGGTTTATTACCAATTTCTTATGCTCCGCGCCCATCATCTTCTTGATGGCAGTTTTTGTCATTATGCCGTCCTTTAACCCATATTCGCGACATTCCACTTCCTCGCCTTTTACGTCGGTTTTCTCTACATAATTGCGTGTCTGGATCACATCCGCCAACATGGAAAATGTAGATGGGCGTCCTATGCCGATTTCGTCCAAATTGTCAATGAGACTGGCCTCCGTATATCGGCTGTGTCTGTTAGTGAATCCGACGATCGTTTTTATATAATTATATGGAATGGTTTTATCCTTAACATATTGTAGACGCAATATTGTTTCTGAAAAGAATAAGTTCTTTTGTTCTATTTCTTTTGCGGTCTTGTTGTCCGTTTTTATTATGTCCAAAAACCCACCAAACTTAGGCGTCTCTATCGCGTGCTTATATGCTAGAGAAGAAGGTGCCGTTATATCAAGAGGCAAACAGTTGAACGTTGCCGCCGACATACAACTCTGTATAGTGTTTCGCCATATCATCACATATACTTTCTCCAATTTCTCTTGACCCAATACAATTTCATGCATTGCTATATTGGTCACACGAATCGCCTCATGGGCTTCGCTGGATCCTTCCATATTTGCCACAGATTCAATGTTTACGTGTTTTTTCGTCCATTTTTCCTCTATATATTTGGAGGCAATTTCCGTGAAAACCGGCGAATACTTGCGGCTGTCGGTTCTCATATAAGTGATGTGTCCTAATTGATACAGAGTTTGACAACATGCCATCACATCTTTAGATCCCATACCAAAAGCATTGCTTGCTGCTTGTAGCAAAGTGGCAGTATTAAAAGGTTTGGGGGGTGATTTGACAGATTCACGCATTTTGCCGATAGAGAGTTCATGTTTATGTAATTTTGATTGTTCCAAGAACGTCTCTATCTCTTCATATGAATTTAGTTCCTTGTTTAATTCAAACAAATAATCCTGCGAAAAAAACGCGGCCTGGACACGATGTTTAAGCCCCCTGTCCGCTGCCGACTTTTTCGCCTCCATTTCGTTTTCATATACTAATCTTAGTGCGGGTGTTTGACACCGGCCGGCGGATAAGCCTCCGCTCTGATTACCCGAACAAACGTGCTTCCATAATAAAGGAGAAATCTTGAATCCAACCAACATATCCAATACTTGTCGGGCTTGTTGCGCGCGAACCATATTCACATCTATTATGCGAGGATTGGCAACCGCCGCCAGTAGAGCCGGTTTGGTAATTTCATGGAAAATGATTCGCCGAGTGGTGGCAACGGGCAAATCAAAAATATCACATATATGCCAAGCAATAGCTTCGCCTTCTCTATCGTGATCGGATGCTAATATCACGTTTTCTTTGGGATACCCGTTAATTATGCCTCGCATTTTATCCACATGCGCCTTCTTATCTGGATCAATATCAAAAGTGATGGCATAATCTTTTTTGGCGTCAATACTTTTTAATCCGCCAATCATTCGCATGTGCCCATTACACGCAATACATTTGTAATTGTCTCCGAGATAAGACTCTATTTTACTACATTTGCTACTGGACTCAACAATGAGTAGAAAATTTTTGGATACTTTTGTTTTTGGAGGCATGGTCTAATATATAAACGTGAATTGTGTCTATATTTTGTTAAAATGTAATTATTAAAACAAACTAATAAACTAATTTACAGACAACCCAACAAATAAATTATTCAAAAATGATACAGCATTTATTTCCAGCAAAAAAAAATATCATTTCAGATTTTCAAAATATAAATGCGCTTTTCATATCTTCATACGCGTCATATTTGTATTTTAAAAATGAAATGGAATATTCATATTTAGTATTTTTTTCATATTTGACATTTGACTTGTTATTTTCCAAAAATGACGCATTAATTCATCATATTTTTGGCATATTTTTGTCTTCATTATTCATGACATGCGGAATAACAAATGCGGGTGATCGGATTGCGTTGTCTGAGCCATTAGTAAAAACTGAAATAAGCACTGTTTTTTTATTATTAAAAATTATTACGGAAGAAAAAGCTCAAGAAATGATTAAGAAAAACGCGATTGTGAAAACATTGTATAATATCAATGACTTCGCGTTTATTGCGACATTTGTGAAATTTCGCATATTTGATTTGTATTTTGATGTCATTAAAAATAAAGATTATCACAACACGATTGGAAAATATTACCATGACAATAATGGTGAATATATTTTTTGGAAAGAACTACAATTCTATATTGGAATCTTTGGATTGTATTCAATCAACATTTATTGGTTTTCTTTGATATGCAAAAAAATATACAAAAATTTAGTGATTCCTACTTTTCCGCAAATAAATACAGATAAATTTGCTGAACGCATTCTTCCGTGGACCATGTTTTTGTCAATTGTCCCATACATACAGAATAAAACCTACAATAAGTATGATTTTGCCGGAATAACAATGTTAACAATCACCTCTAATTTATATCACACTCGGAAACGTAATATTTTAAAGTTGCATGATGAAGTTTTGATATCAAACAATGTGATGATCAATGGATTAAAAGATGATGAAAAAGACGCATCTATGGAATTCTTTTTCAATACTGGCTCCGTTCATTTAAAATCATTATTGTCATTGATTGCCATGGGAAGCAATAGAGGCAACACGTCGGCAATTATACATTTTGTGTTTTTTATAGGCGCTCACATTTACTCTATACAGCCAATTCAAATTGCGTCATCTGATGTCAACTATATGAAAATACTCAACACATGCGTCATAATTCCGGCGCTTTATGATTTGTTCAATATAATTTATTTAATAGATGATCGCATAGTTCAAACGCAAATAGCATTGACAATTGCGGCAATTGGCATAGTAACTAAAGTCAAACCTTTATATCAACTTAACCATTTGGCGATACATTTTCTGTTGATTTTACAGACGTGGCATATATCAAATTATATTATAAATGTTTAAAAGCATCACAAATAAATTATTTAAAACCTTTTTGTTATAAATAATAATAATGGAATTTGTGGATGAAGACAAACTAAAAAATGTCAATTATGAAAATTATCCTTTTCCTCACACAATCATTGAAAATTTTTTAAAAGATGAAACGTTGAATGATGTATTGTCAAATATGAACATTTTAGAAGATCACGACGCTGATAGCAAATTCATAAGCAAATCGTCTCCATTTGAATATAACAAATATGCTTTCACACAAAATCATTCAGAATGTTTAAAAAGATTATTTATGGAATTGAATAGTCCAGAATTCATAAAATATTTGGAAAACATGACAGGAATAAAAGATATAATTGCGAATGACACAACTCTATTGGGTGGAGGAATACACCGAATAAGAAATGGCGGTTTTTTAAAATTACACACCGATTTCAATTCATACCATCACAAACAATATGGTAAATTGGATAGAAGAATCAATTTGTTGATCTACATGAATCCAGATTGGAAGGAAGAATACAACGGATCATTACTTCTTTATGACAAACAAAATGGCACATGTGCAAAAAAAATATTGCCAATTTTAAACAGATGTGTGATATTCAATACTTCAAACAAAAGTATTCACGGACATCCCGAAAGATTAAATGTTCCTGACAATATGTGTCGGCAATCAATTGCGGTTTATTATTATACCAAAAATATTAACAACAATCATTTGGATTTTGAAGGTGATCCTGAACATTCCACTATTTGGTATAACTAAAAATAAAATAAAAAAATAATATCTTTTATTTTATTTAACCCATGTATTTATCAAAATACTGTTTACTCACTAACAATGGAATGGGAACCATTGTCCCACTACCAGATCGCTTCTTAACAGACGTGTCGTTCGCATTAACTTGCGTATTGCCATTCATATAATTACAATAATACACATAAGCATCATAGGTTGATACTGATTGTGCGCCATTCTTGTCTTTCATGTCATCCATGGCAAGCATTATATCAACTTGTTTGTCCCATAATTTGGACCGCATCTTGTAGATGTATTTTTCTTGATCTATCTCTAAATCGGGGAAAAAATGTTTGAGAATATTGACGACTTGTTTTTCCGTGATATTCAAATTGTGACTCCATTGTTTAAAAAGCGTGGCCAATTCGCTGATTTCTATTTCCAACTCCGTATCATCTGGTATCATCGTCTCCTCCCAGAATTTCAGGAATTGGCAAACAGTTGGCAAATACTTGCTGCTAATTCCCTTGTAAACTTCGTCTTCAATATCATAATTGGCTTCCAATTGTTGCGACACAAATGTCTTGACCTTGCCTGTTAATACTACATTAGGCAACTGTTTGGACTCCAAAAAATGCTTCCATAAATATAGCATATTCTTCCATGTAATTTCAGCAGTTGATTCGGCAAAAGAAGATGCTGTAGAAACAGTAATATATTCTTTCAAAAATGTGGTCATTAAGGTTTCTGGTGAAATGCTTTTCAAATAAAATGTCTTGTCAATTAATATGTCATCATTGCTATATTTGTTCAAATAAATATCGGAACTGGAATATCGGTTTGAATAGTGACACGCCACGAACAATAGGTCTAAGCCTCCGGCGACAATCACTTTGTGATTTAAGCCCACAGACGTCTGTGTCCATGATTTATCAATGTTGCTATTTGCCGATATTAGTCGGATATTACTATACAAATGATCTTGATGATACTTGTATTTAAAAGACTGATTCAAATTCGCGCCAAACCAGATTTGACACATGGAATTCAAACTATTTATCATCATTTTTGCCGCCGGATCCATCATATGTATCAACGAATCATTCTTCTTCATAATATTGTCGCCTAGAACCGTCAAGAAGTATTTTGCCTCATTTTTAGAAGAGAAAATCGCGGGACTAAGGACATTTAAAACTGATTGAATGGTAGCAGATTCTGGAATACACGAATACACGTGGTTTTCTCGGATACGTTTCATGACGGCGGACTTGGTCTTGTATTTCCAAGACATGAGTTGTCGGTCGCGACTAATTGAAGACAAAATGTTATATAGGACCTCATCTTCAGTTATATTAACATAATTTAGCCCATCATAGTAGAAGAAATTCTCGGTGGATGACGCATAAAAATACCTATTATTGGTTAAGAAAGATTGCATGAAAGCATCTTGTTCGGTTGTCATTTCCTCAATACGTTGGACGCGATCAGCGTGATTTTTCTCTATGTTTTGTAGGACAAGAGGGAGTTGATTACAGATGAAATTTTCTGTTTTGGAGATCATATAAGTATCATCCTTGTATTTTTCGCACAAAAGGTCAATTGCTTCGGTGATTTTTAATTTTATATTTTCCATGGTTTCAGATAGAGACGATATGAATTATATGAAGAAACGTTTATATGATTTTCCAAGTTCCTTGAAAACAATATCTATGTTTTTGCTCGTCCCTTGAAAAATTGATTCAAAATGAGGCGGGTCTCTATCGTTCAAAAAAATAAAATGAACAATCAAACCCGAATCTTAATCTTTGACGTAGAGACTACCGGCCTTTTACCGGCGATCCCGAATGATCAAAAAAACAATCATATGAGCAATCTTGCTCTATATCCTCACATAATTCAATTTAGCTTTATCTTATATAATTTAGAAACCAGGGCGATAGAGAGGAAACACAACTTCTATATAAATGTTTCTGTAGATGTGCCCCAGAAAATAACCGAAATAACAGGGATTACAAAACAGATGTGCGACGAACGCGGAATCCCCATATTATTGGCACTAGACTGTTTCTATGAATGTTATACAATGGCGGGTTGCGTGATAGCACACAACTTGACATTTGACGCCACGATGATCCGCGTGGAGCTGGATCGCAATAGAGCTGAAATAGACCTGAAAGCCCATTACTGTTTTAATATATTTGACGCGGAATTTGAAAAATCGCACAGAATAGAGAGATTCTGTACCATGCGTTATGGCACAAACATCTGTAATGTTATGAAAGCCAAGGAATCCAAGGATGGAAAGGTCACATACTATAAAAAGTGGCCTACATTGCTGGAGTTTCATAAGCATTTATTTGACACAATACCTGAGAATCTACATAATTCAATAGTGGATGTTTTGGTTTGTATGAGATGTTATTTGAAATCATATAGGAAAATAGAGATTGCGGAATTGGAGTTTTCCAATATGATGAAAATGTGCCTTTAGTTTTAGAACGGCGTACTTTGTAGAAGGCAGTTAACCAGAATATTGTTCTAAAATAAAAACAATTGTGTATTTTTTTATTTCTTTGTATTCTTCCACATCCACAGACAAATCAAAATCTATTGGACGATAATTACTATTTTTTCCTTCTCTATCGTATCCCCATCTATCTGTGCTCAATATTTTTTTTATAGATAACAATAATTCTTTTTCAAACAAACCTCTATTCTTGAATTCTTGTTCCAAAAATTGTTTAAAATCTAAAAAATTTTTAGGCAAATCATTTGACCAAATAATATCTGTATAAAAATTATTGTAATTTTCATTTTCATCAGAAATAAAACCTTCATTTAGAATTTTGTTTATCAAATAAAAATTTGTTTCATTTATTTGGAAAATAAGGTCTGATAATAATATCTTTATGCCAATAGATGTTGTTGCGGTTTCGCACTTTCCCATTGTGATATATATTATCAATAACATAAATCTGCACCGCTCTACGCATTTGAAGATTTCCTAAGAGACCACCATTGAGGTTAATATATTTATTTTTTACATTTCTTAAGAGATTTTTTATATTCGCGTTCATCGTGTATTTTTTTTTCAAATTCAAACCCAATAAGAGCCAATTTATGTAATTCACCTGTTGTATCACTTTTCAATTCATTATCATATGTATATTTACAATTGTGTTTTCCAAACCCTCTATACTTATTTATGTAATATGACATAAAATTTTCTATAGTTATTTGTTGTTCCACATCATAACTTCTGATGCAATTTAGAAATTGACTAAAAGTTTTAAAATCATCCATTATGCTATTATTTTTTAATGACAATGGATAATTTTAAATCAATTTTTAGTTATTAAAAGGTTTAAAAAGGCGCGTCATCATCATCCGCATTACAAAACTTGCTGACAACATTCAGATCTTCTTCGGTATTAACTCCCATGACCTCGTGTTTTTTTTCTTCGCCTATTTCGCATATTTGCGCCGTTACGCCATGAGTTCTAAGAATTTTAACAATATCTGTCAAGTAATATTCCCCTTGGGAATTGTTAGTGGTCAAAAAGGGCAAAAATTGCATCAGAACTCTCCCATAAGTAGAATAAATTCCACAATTTACTAGTTTACATTCGCGTTCTCTATCGGAGCAGTCTTTTTCCTCCACGATAAAATAACTTTTTTTATTGTCTTGCAAGAGTCTTCCATATCCTGTCGGATTTTCCACGGTGGCGGCCATCACACAAAAATCATTCAATCCTCCCATCATCATATTCATTGTATCAGTTTTAATAAGAGGCACATCACCCGACAATATCAAAACCGGTTGATTTTGTTTCAAATAAGGCAAGCAACACATAACCGCATGGCCTGTTCCTTTGGGAACGGGTTGATCCACATATTCTATTTTTTCATAAGGAATGTTGGATGATTCATTTATCACCATCTCTATCAGTTCACGATATTTTCCTACTACAATCAGGATGCGATTTGCGATCGGATCGGCTTCCCAAATAACGCGGATGAGCATAGGAACTCCGCCGACACGGTGAAGGACTTTTGGCACATCAGAGTTCATACGTTTTCCTAGTCCGCCCGCAAGAATAATAACAGTGTTCATTTATAATAATAAAACAATATAAACATTCTTTTATTATCATTTCACAAATTCAATAAATCAAATAACATGAATCCAAAACTGGTTTTTGAACATTTCATACATGATGTAAAATAGAACGCCTAAATTGGCCACGACTGACATTTTTCCCATTAGGCAAGAAAATAGAATGGAATGGACCAACGCAGAAAATTGATCATTTTTTGTTCCAAGACAAAAGGCATAAAATAAAAAAATATTAACATAACAACCCAAAATGAACACTACTTTGATGAACAAAACTATCCTGTGCGGACATCCCCGAAAGGGGATGGAGGTTGCGTTTGTTTTGACAGAGATGAATGAAGAAGAAAACAAGTGTGCCGCGACTCTGCTGAACTGCAGGCACCCCAATCAGGAGGTCGTTGACCGATTTGATAAAAATTCTGTTATAACAGCACCGACGATGAATATTTTGAAGAACCAGATTTTCAAGATGTTGGAAATTCCCGATGCCAAGTTTCGCACCACTTTTTGGATGAAAATGATGCGCATTGATGAAACCACAATTTACAAATTGTGTAAACAGGGACCGGCGTCACCAGAAGTAGAAGTAGAAGTAGAAGTAGAAGTAGAAGTAGAAGCAGAAGTAGAAGCAGAAGTAGAAGTAGAAGCAGAAGTAGAAGTAGAAGCACCAATTGCAAAACCTAAACCCATGGGTGTAGTCTACTTAATAAAAGGACCCGATTTTGGATACATTGGACAAACCTCACGCGGGTTTGAGAAACGGATGAAAGAACACAAGCGCGCGTGTCTTGATAATCTCAATAGAAACTTTAAGACAACCAATTCAACACAAATACTTTATACTTTCATAAACAACAACGGTGGATGGGCGAATGTTGAGACGACTATCTTAGAAAACTTTGATGTTAAGTCAAAAAAAGAGGCGCGCGATAACGAGAAATCCTGGATTCAAATATATGTTGACACTATACCGATGTATTTAGTAAACAAGCGTTCACGCGCAAAATAAAAACTTGATTATAACAAACACGACCCCATATGAAGTCTTTTTTTGTTAGCATTCACACAAGGAATCCATATTGATTTTATAGGTATGGGTTTCTTCGTCAAACATGAAAAATGACATTGCGAATAACCCGGACAATAATAGGAATTCCACCGACGCGATGAAGGACTTTTGGCACATCGGAGTTCATACGTTTCCCAAGACTGCAAGAATAATAACAGTGTTCATTTGTAATAATAAAACAACAAAACCATTCTTTTATTATTATTTTAAATCACATGAATCCAGAACTGGTTTTTGAACATTTCATACATGATGTAAAATAGAACGCCTAAATTGGCAACGACCGGCACCGGAATGTTGCCAACATTGCCCCAAATATAATTGTGTTTGAGTTGTGCTTCCAAATCGTCGCGTTCTCGCCATCGCAAAATGAGGAGGGCGATAGAGATCAATATCAAAATGGCAATACAACTGAAATTAGAGAAAATGGCCATCAAAGTTTCATTGTTGAAAAGCGCAAAAAATATACAAATGGCAAGGGATGCCCAAATGGCATTGGATGGCGCATCAAACTCATTCGTCTTGGCCCAGAATTCAGACATAAAAATTTTATTATCTTTACCCAACCCTTCCATGAATTTTGCACCAGACATGATAGAGAGAAATCCCGTGTTAAACATGATGAAAATGCCTGCTACATAAACCAAGGCGGCAAATTGACTATTTGTCAGGACTTCATACAGCTTTGTAATAATATTATAAGTGGATCCGGCAGTTTTGTAATTAAGGACGCACACGCCGGCAACAATAATCATGGCATAAATGACGGTGGTGATGGCGATAGAGCTAATTAGCGCGATCTTATTGTTTTCAGGATCGGCAGATTCATCGCTGATTTTAACTAGAAAATCATAACCATTGAAGAGGAATAGAGAAAGTATTGAGGAGAGGACAAAATTATCCCATGGATTATTAGAAACGCCACCATCAACTGGTTTCGGAAACTGAGTTGGAGCGTTCAATTTATCAAGACTAATAAAAGGCAAACTGAGCAAAACAATTCCAATGAGTGTCACAAGCATGACGATAGAGATTGTATTGGCGACGTGTTTGGAAGTTTCAATTCCGAGATAATTGATGAGGGCAATGATTATAAGAATGGAAATAGAGAATGTGGTTTCAATATTAGAATGATGAGTTAAAGAAGACCAATCCATAAAAGTTTTCAAATTTGAAACCATATCACATTTACATAAATATTTGGACATGGCGGTCACGATGGTCACTCCGGAAAGCAACGCGAAAAAATAAATGGCATATAGGGTCACTTGACCCACTCCTTCTCCCATTGTATTTTTAACCGCTAAATATTCGGTAATGCTAGAACTGTATCGGCTGTAAATCTCAATGTAACAAAATCCCATGATCATGCTGATTAAGGCCACAGACAATAGAGCATAGAGTGTTTTGTTGCCGCCGAATTTAATAGATTTGCCGATGATGATAAATATACCAGCGCCGACAATATTCCCGAGACCAAATAATATGAGATCAGTTAAATTGAGGGAACCGCGTTTTTCTTTTTTTGCGTCTTTTTGTGTGTTTTCATTCGGGGTTTTATCTGTCATTGTATTGCTCTTTACAAAACAATGATATAATTGTATTTACTAATATTCACTGTGCATTGGGAAATAGAAGTTTGTCAACTGTAGTGCGGACGCAGAATAGCCTATGAACATAAATGCCTAAAAGAAAAAAAGCAGGCAAAACATAGAGAAGCCGAATGCCAGAAAAAAAAGATATAAGATACGCGAAAGCGACGGTTACAAGGACATCAATAACGCCAACATTAAAGATGCGCCAAGAATGAATACCTTCGCCAGGTTTTCCAAAAAGATCTTTATATTTGCAGAGACTCATTTATATATAAAGTAATCTAATAAATGCATGAAAGGAGCATTTGTGTTTCCACTGGCAAAATTTGAAAAAGCGGTTTTGTTATATTCAAACACATTAATATCATTAAAACAGAGCCAAGCCGAATAAATCAAAAAAACAACAAACGTTGATTTTAGATCGGGAATAAGATCAATGGATTCGTTTCGGAGAATATACAAAGGAATCAGTTTGATAAAACCCTGACCCATCAAGAAAAATAAAACATAGATGATAGAGACATTATTAAAAAACAACATCAACGTAATTAGGAAAATTTCAAAAGCCATGGCGACGGTTAATGCCAACTTTGGATTGTATTCTTTGAAATAGCCTAAATAATAAATAATAAACCAAAAGAAAATCCAGTAAGAAAATAAATATGTAAAATTGTGGAATTTATTCATTATATATATTTGAGCGATTTTTAACTATAAATGTCGTCATCGTCGTTGGGATGATCTTCATAAGTGACATGTATTTCATTGTCATCATCTTCTGTGGAAATGATGTTATTCTTGAATTCTGTGTGTGATAAATTCAAATTCACAGAGACGTTCAGCATCTCTGTTTCATCGCGACATTTTTCCAAAGTTATCATCTTTAAGCAGCAACTATCGTCAATATCACTGTGTGATAGTAGTCCTTGACTCGGATCACTGCGTGATAGTAGTCCTTGACTTGGATCATCAACTATATTTTCGTCATCACAAAAGGAGTAACTATCACAAAGGGATGATTTTGCGTCACACAGATCTTGATATTGTTGTTCATAAACAATAACATCAAGGAGGGAATCTTCAATGGATTTTAAGCCGACATCGGTGTCACAACCACCATTGACGATTCGCGAACGCATATTTTCATATCTGGACAATATGACATTACATAGCATTGCTTCTTCTTTGGACTCGGGCTTTTCAACCGCATAATAGATACATTTTTCATAAACTCGCGAAATGACGCGAACTATAATAGATAAGGGCATGAACGAGGATATGAACGAGGACATTGTTAAATTAATTATATTTTATACTTGACATTCAATTTGTTCAAAGCGATCAATTTTTCTTGTTGGAGTAATGCTTGGCAATGCTTTTTTTGGTAGACCGCCTGCAATATTTGCGGGTTTTTCCGGAAACATATTTACAAGAGACAAACGCACGTTTACATTTTTTCACACTTTTATAACGACACGAAACAACTTTTCTTGGCATTATATATTCATTTTATACATTAATACAAATGTGTAAAATTTACTAAATATTTACTTATTTCTTAGCTTTGCGACTCTGTTTCTTGGCCGTCTTCTTGACATATCCAAACTGACCCTTCTTGGCAAAGAATCCGTGCTTCTCCAAACGCTTCTCCTTCTTGGCAGTAGCATGCTTCTTAGCACTGACGATGCGTCCCCACTTGTTCATAAGCAATTGAGTCTTGCGCAATCCACCTGGAGTCTTGCACGCAGTTCCATTGTGAACTTGAGCGCGAGATCCAACTAATATTTCATACTTTTTTCCATCAACATGGTAAAATCCATCCGGTTGTCTAACAGGCTTTTTCATTATATATTTGCTAAATAAAAAAATCACAGACAATCACAAATCAATTAAAAATCCGAAAATTAGTAGGAGGAAGAATGATTGCCCTTACCGGTCTAAACCTAATTGGGACTTTATTGACATCGGTGACAATGGTTGTGCGACCCTCCATATTGACCGAATTGACAATTTGGCTATATCTCATTTTTTGACTAATTTGTGGCAATACTTTCTTTTTCTTTTGAGCATCAAGAGATGTGTCATTTCCCAAACAAAGCAGTTTTAATGATCTAGGCAATGATTCACACATGGTTATATATTGACATTGATAAAACAAGAAAAAACAACCATATTTATAAATAACAATCAAACAACTTATTTATTTCTTCTTAGGATCCCCATTAGGGATCAACGAGCGAAGCTTAGAAACCTTTTTAGTTGTGGTGGTTGTGGCAGGCGGCGATTGTAGTTCCGCGCGATCCTTCTTGTATCCTACATATTCCTTTTCCAACACATCCAATTCGCGCATCCACATTTCTTCTAAACTTGTTGCCATAAGAATCTCCAACTCCTTCTGAGTATCATCGCGCTCCTTTCTGAGTCTATCCACATTTTCAACTGTAACTGAATCCATTGGCATCTTAACCAAATAGTTGTAACCGACTTCATTTAACTTATCAAATCCATTGACATCCATCATCTTTGTGACCGCCTCGGCATTCTTGCGTCTCAAATCAATCTTATCAATCAGAGTAAATTCAATATATCGTGCCTTGTTAGTTAAAACAAGCATTCGCTGTTGCATAGCGGCAACCAAATGATTCTTACGCTTCTTGTAAGCAGCCAATCTAACAGGATAATATCCACGAATGATCTCATGAACATTCTCAAACTTCTTTAACTTACAATTCTCATCAAACATGTGAATATTAGATGTCTTGATGGTTGTAGAGAGTTTCATCAGCTTTTCAACGCCGTCTATTCCTTCGGAGTCTTTGGCGGCCATCAATTCGTCCAATTTACCCTTGGGGAAAGTTATCATAAAATGTACATTGACTTCAGTACACAAAGATGTGAAATCCTTAATAAGTGGCGCGGTCTTCTTGCTGGTATCATTGTTCCCCTTCTGAGAACCTCCGTCCATCATCTCCTCCAACATCTTGGTGTAAGCCATGGTCCAGCGGCCAATCGGCAGCTCGGTGATTTCAATTGAATCCGCACCCGTCTTCTTGTAGATTCCCTTGATCAAATACTTGTCCGATTCTATCTTGGCGACGGTTCCAGTAAACCCTTCATAATAGGGTATCAAATCGCTGTTTTCCTTGTTGGTTAACATGTTTTTCAAATAGGAAATCAGATCGGCGGGATTGTAAGGGGGCACCGAGCACGAGAAACCAGTACCGATGCCCTTGATGCCATTGATTAGCGCAAATGGAATAATAGGAATGTAGTGTTCAGGTTCAACCAAAGTGCCATCGTCATTCAAGTAATTGAGAATCGCGTCATCGGCTTCGGGGAATATGTAGCGAGTGAGGGAATTCAACATAGTGAAAATGTATCTTTCCGAGGCCGAGTCATCACCGCCCTGAAGCCGGGTTCCAAACTGACCATTGGGCATGAGCAAATTAATATTGTTTGACCCCACAAAATTCTGTGCCATATTGACGATGGCGCCATTAAGACTCGTCTCGCCGTGATGATAAGCGCTGTGTTCAGACACATATCCTGAGAATTGCGCCACCTTAATCTCGCTGGTTAAACGACGTTTGAAAGCACAGAATAAGATTTTGCGGAGACTGATTTTAAGACCATCAATGGCACAGGGAATAGAACGACCGCAATCATAATTGCTGAAATGGATGAGTTCTTTATCAATGAAACTCTCGTAGGTAATGCGGGGACTTGTAGTATCTAAAAACGCATTTTTGTCATATTTCTCTATCAACCAAGTCTTGCGATCATTGGCGCGCTTATCATTGAAAACCATATCAATGGCGTTGTCGCTGATAACGTCTTCATAGACAAAGTCCACGGTTTTCTTGTTGCTGAAATACTCCTTGAACTCCTCGGATTTAGATGTTCCAAGACCCTTGAAGTATTTGATCTTCCAAGAGGCGGATTCTCCGCCGATCCCCGATTTCCACGTCTCATATTCTCCTTCATTATAGAAGGACATCGTGGTCTTTCCCTTGCTTGCCCTTAAAATCGGCGTATTCATGAAGGAAATAAACCCAGGAATCTTGGTTAAGGATTTCCATTCGCAGTGGAACAGATTGATACACAAACCCTTGATGTGAGAACCATCAGTATCTTGATCACACAAGATCATGATTTTGCCATATCGGAGAGACCGATTTACGTCTTCGGCGGAATTGTATTCCTTGCCATTTTCTAAACCAAGAATCTTTTTAAGATCTGTGATTTCCTTATTATCTGTGATTTTCTTAAGAGATTCGCCACGAACATTAAGCAACTTTCCGCGCAAAGGATAAATGCCGATTGAATTGCGATCGCTGGAAGACAGTCCAGACACGATACCAGACATGGCACTTAATCCCTCACACAAGATCAATGTACATTCACTAGACTTTTCAGTGCCGCTGAAATTAGCATCCATGAAATTATCTATTCCACGGATATTCTTGGTTTTAGACCCATCGGTCTTTTTAGCCGCGACGCGACTTTCCTTAGCCTCCGTCAAATTACATGCCATATCCATGACACCCATTTTCGCCACCTTCTCAATGAAGGCATCACTAACAGAACATGTAGAGCCAAACTTGTCAGATGGCGTATTCATAAAATCCTTTGTTTGACTATCAAACGCGGGGTTCTCAATATCGCATCTTAAGAAGAGGATAAGTTGTTCCTTGATGGCGGAGGGATTAACCTTCACCTTCTTTTTCTTTTCAATGAATGCGATGAGTTTTCTAACAATTTGGCCGACAATGTATTCAACATGCTTGCCGCCCTTGTAAGTACAGATACCGTTCACAAAAGATACCTGAGTAAATTCTTGCGAGGGAGCTAGGGCAACCGCGTATTCCCAACGCCCATCAGCGCTTTCATAGATGCGTTTATTAGCATCCGCACCGTCCTTTGGTCCAATATACATATCAATATATTGTTGGAAATTCTTTACAGGAATGGGGGCGCCATTATAGTTGAATTTGATCTTCTTTTCACTTTGATCGGTGACGGCGCAAATATCATAGGCACGCTTTTTCAAAAGAGCAATGATATCAGGAGTCAGACCGTCAATACCAAAGCGGGCATAATCGGGCTTAAACGTGACCTTGGTGTAAGGTTTGGCGCCCTTGACCTTGGTAATTTCAGGAGGACAAATATTATCCAGATTTTGTAGGAAAGATTGAGTGTATTTTAGACCGCGGACATGATCAACCGTTTCAATATGGCCGATAGTGGACCAGATAAGAACCAGCTTGAATCCGAAGCCGTTCTTACCTCCGACGATGCGTTTTTCTTCCTTGTCATAATTCGTGGAAGTGCGGAGATGTCCGAATATCATTTCGGGGATCCAGACATCGTATTCAGGGTGCTTGGCGACATCAATACCATTGCCGTCGTTTTCCATTGTAATAGTTCCATCGGCGGCGATGTCAATATTAATGAAAGTTACGAGTTTGGTCTTATCATCGGTCTTGGACTTTTGTATCATACGAACAACGTGGTCGCGGCAGTTGACAATACCTTCATCAAAGAGTTTATAAAGACCTGGAATGTAATGGATTTGTTTATGTTCAAATAGAGAGGTGGATTCGTTAAAGATCCATAGATTTTCTTCAACACGTTCTTTTGACCCGATATAAGTATCGGGATTATCAAGGACGTGTTCCTTATCAGATTTCTTCTGATATTGTTTTGCGAGATTAACTTTAGTAGTAGACATTTTAAAGAGTATAATTATTTGTTAAAATGTCTCCGAATGGTTTTTCAAATCAATTTTTCAAGGTGCGGGTAAATTGAGAACTAGTTCATTTCAATGGGTAAAACATGGAGATTGTTTTCAAAGGGACGAGTAAAAACATAGAAAATGTTTTCAAGGTACGGGTAAATTAAGAACTTGTTCATTTCTTATTCTCAAGTTCAGTCACACGTTTCTTAAGATCTTGTATTTCTTTTGTGAGAATACCAATTAAACCGATATAATTAAGAGATTGATTATCGGCTCCGTCCTTTTCACCGGTAACCAAATAGGGATAATGCTCCTGGACTTCATGGGCAATAAAACCAATATCGGGGGCTTTTGTCAAGATATTATTATAAGAAACCGGTTTCAAAACATCAACTGTGAAGGTTCCGTCCAACAATTTAACGTTTTCTTTGATTCTGTAATCGGATGTAGAAGAAAAATTGGTTGCTGCCGCGGTTCCTGTGACGGCAAGGGCATACAAACCAGGACTACCCTTTATTCCAACATTTCCTGCAAGGTTAACTGATAATCCGACATTTCCTGCGGTTCCTGTTTTCAAATAAAGAAATCCAGTATTATTACTATTTTGAAGAACAGTGTCATTGGTGTTATCTGTGAATAATTTTGCGTTGGTTCCAACAGAAACTGTGCCTGTGAAAGTAGGACCAGCAATATTGGATTTCAATGCCAAGGCAGTTGTCGTCGCAGTAGAAACTGGTTTGTTGGCATCAGACGTATTATTAACATTTCCTAATCCAACCATAGAACTTGTAATGCCGCCGACGGTTCCTGTAAAAGTGGGATTATCAATTGGAGCCTTGGTTGTCAATGAATTTGTAACTGTTGTAGAAAATGCAACATCATTTCCTAGTGCGGTTGCCAACTCGTTCAAAGTATTGAGAGCTCCAGGAGCAGAATTAATAAGCGCATTAATTTCTCCGACGACAAATGCTGTCGTTGCTATTTGCGTTGTGCTTGTTGCCACAGCAGCGGTAGGAGCATTTGGAATACCAGTGAATGAAGGAGCTTCTAATGGTGCTTTCAAATCCAATGAATTTGTTAATCCGGTGTTATTTATGGATCCACCAACAAATAAATTACTAGAAAAAGAAACATCGGATAGAACTGAGAGTTTTGAATTCATGGAAACATCACCAGCTGAAATTATTATGCCAGTGAATGAAGGAGCTGCTAATGGTGCTTTCAAATCCAACGCATTGGTTAATCCGATGTTATTTATGGATCCACCAACAAATAAATTACTAG